GTCCGATAGGACGTTGGACACTCCCTCCTCGCTTGCCCGAAAAAATAAATTTAAATATTGGCACAACAATCGAATCGCTTACCGACTTAAATTACAACCTTGCCTTCCAATTCCGCCTTCCTCTTTGCTTCTATAAATCTGTGAAACATTGCTTCCTTGCTTTTTCGAATGGCCACATAATTTGGTTTCATATTCCACCCTCAAATTGAAATAAATTTGGTACAGTTGACCGACTATGTAGATAAATATTGTAGCAACAGTCAACCGATATTAGCTAAATATTAAGAAGTTTACAGCATGCCCTTGACCTTAAAGACGGCGAGAAGCGATTAAACGAACGTAGTGAGTAAGCTTTTCGGCTTAAATTTCCTCTAGAATAAGCCATTTATACTCCTAATATTGCTACAATATTGAGAATATTTTGACTTATTTTATAGGGAATTCTATAAATTTCTGCTTCAAAATGGATGTATTTCTAACGAAATCCACTCATTTCTCGCAACTTATTGGCGAAAATTACAGATAAGTTAGGGCAATCAGTAGGCCTATTACAGTGGTAAAGAAGCCAACTTCCTTCCACATATTCTTTGTCAACCCGTTCATGAATTGCCCTTATACTTGTACAGTTTATGATTTCCATACCGACCAAGTTTAGTTACATTTTTGAAACTGCAACGTTCCGTAGCGGTACAGAAGTGAGTAGCCTCTGTGATTGGTTTTGCGTCGAACAATATTACATTCATTGCAACACTAATCGTATCTTCTATTTGCTTCTGCTCGGTTTTCCAATGCTTCTTAGCAACATCTTTGAAGCGAGCATGCTTCTTCTTAGACTCAAGTGTCCAAGAGAATTGGCTGCGTTGATAGACAACACCACAAACGGTTGTAGCGAATGGCTTTCCGAAGTTCATTCGATTTTGAACGACATTAGCTACAAGAATCTTTCCGTGTTTGCTCTCACCACGAGCTTCAAACCAGATAACTTTAGTTAAACAATCTAGCTCTTTCCGTTGTGAAGAAGATAGTTTGAGACTTCCATTTAAATAGGAATGACTTGCAAAATCTGTAAGCGAATCGTTCAGAGTCCCAACCGAAGCTGGGACTTGAGTACTGAAAGATGCCAACAGGATTACAAGTGCTTTGATTGAAATCATGGGCACCTTTATTCATTTGGCCTTCTTAAACCATGTAAGCGGATTAAGCTGTTTCAATGCAGATGTAAAGCAATCGCGAACAGAAGTTATAATCAGATTAGCTCCGACAACCCCAATCACCATTGCAAGAATCAACTGCATAGTAATATTGCTTTGGAAAGTATCAAACGTTCCAGCAACTTGAAAAGCAAATACACCAATAACGCAACAAAGCATGGCATCAAGAAGAGCTTTCGCAAGCCCTTCACTTTCATATGCACCACGAATTAGTGCAGTAACTCCAGCAAGGAGTCCATGAAGAACTCCATATTGGTGCATTAAATCCCACAGCATTTGGAACGAAATTCTTTCCATTTTGTTTCCATGTTATGCAGTGCGTTTCCATCTTGCATAGTAGTGACAGGAGTTGGCAGCATTGATTGAAGCACTTGAACCATTGCCGTCACCAGAGTTTGCCATAGATGCACCACCAGTATTGCCTGAAATTAGATGTACGTGGTCACCACTCCACGAACTATCACCACTCCACCAGTGGTTGTGTGTACCTGCACCATTTGTATCCATGTATCCTTTCGCTGCGGCAGAGTTGGAAGCGGTAATACCGTTGGAGCCACCATAGTTCTGCCCCTTCATTGCAATGCCGTGTGCATGCCACCCATTATCGGAGGTAGTTCCTGATACTGTATGTTGGTGAACACCACCACCACCGGAGTTAAAATATATTCCGTGTGAATGGTCAATCCAATGGACGTGCTTAGGTAGGTTGGCTTCAACTAAGGTTATGGTGTCATTACCAGCTATAGCACCAATCTGCCCCGGACTGGTTCCAACTGTAGCGCTTGTTGAAGTTCGCACAACCCTGTTATCAGTTATCTGTACCCAAGTAGTTCCTGGGAAAGTTGTGTTTGGATTTGTTGCATTATCGAAATCGATGCAAATTCCAACAGGGTAGACTAACTTATACAAATCATTAATTAGTCCACCAAGTGAATATCCACGAGCCATTGTTATTCCTTACAGATTTGATACTTGTTTGTTGGTGAGGGTCTGGGACCACAAACGGATGTTGCGAACATCAAGAGTACGAATACTATCGGCACTCTTAGTGTAGCTGTCGAACCTAAATGGTCCACCACCCACAGTAGAAGTTTCAGACGCATTGGTAACTTGTGCCACTTGAACACCATTAACGAACAAGGTAATGTTATTACCTTTGAATGTTGCAGAAACCTTATACCAAGTATTGATTGGTCCAGTTAACCGGTATTGAACTAGGTCACTTATAGAACCATTACTACGCCAAGCTCTAATTAAGCTCGAACCAGTAAGATATATGAAGGTGTTAACCATCCCAATTAATATCGTTACATTATCATCTGTCGGAATCCTTGGAGTTACTTCAAGAATATCAAAACTGATAGTCCACTCTTGGCTAGAGCCAAGTGTCTCAGAACCTGTAATTGAGTATTTAACTGCCTGCGTGGTATTGGTAATTTCCAAAGAACCATTGGCAGCAGAGAATATTGGATTGAAGTTAGAATCCACATACCCACTACCTGTTTGGATACTAATATCACGAACACAGTTCATCTGGAAGTTTGGCATCGGCACTGCATAATCTGGTTCTTGTGCAGACTTAAGCCCCGGATATGAAGCCTCAGTAACAATCTTGGACATAGAGTTAGTTGGACCAACCATCCCTACGCCAGAATCGTTGATACCAATTTGTCCTGCACCATTCTGCAAGAACAGTCCACCAGACTTATTAATCTTGTTGACCTTGCCAGAATCAAAGAAGACTCCAGCATTGAAGATTACGTCACCAGAATATGTACCACCAGTGGAAGGGACAGCACCAGTTTGAGTTGCAGTAACACCATGCGGATTATTCTTATCAGAACTGTGGGCAAGAACAAGTGCACGATATTGTGCAACAATTGCATCTGTCTCGTTCTTGTTGTATGCATTCAACCGACCAGCAGTTAGCTTATGTGGGTTGCCTGTCACGTCTGCAATGTGCGCATTAATTGCTGCTACAATGGAGTCATACGAAGCACGAGAAACTTGGATTGAACTTGGAGTCCAATGTGCAGAGTTTGCTGACGGAGCTTTTGTTTTATCTGGAGCACCAACAGTCGAAACGTAAATTCGTTTATCGGTTTCATCCCAAACAACAGAAGCAAGGCCATATGTTACATCGCTGCCCCATTCAAAGATACCACGTTCAGCCAAAGCCAACAGTGTGGTATCCACCTTGTATTGCAGATAGTTCAATACTTGGTAAGTTGGAATCTCTGAAATCCAACCTTGAATGTATTTGGCATCGCCTGGGTCACGACGCAAGTTCGCATTTGTAGAAGTCCAAATACGGTTGAGCTTTGGTCTTAGCATTATTTATTCACCAACATTGTTTTCTGTCGAGCTGTCAGAGTTGGATACACCGTATATTCACGGAAGTATTTAGGGTCAGTTCCACCAAACGCTTTGCCGACAACTGTCTGTAAGCTCCCAGTTTGTGGGTGTGAGTTCCAGTCAGCAAAGTCTTTTACAATAGACTGCTTTGTTCCATCTGCCAATGTTACTAACAAATGAACTGTTACCGGAATTCCGGCGATACTCTCAAACGTGAGAACTGCGGCGTTATTGTCAACTTGCAATCCGTCAGCAAATACTGGGTCTGCTGGAGTGTCCAAAGTCCACACACCAATGCCACTGCCATCACTCAAACCTGAGCACATATTTGCTCTAATAAATGGGGGAGGAAGGGCATATGAGTTGTTATACTTCATCGTCAATGTATCCAGATTTAACTCTGAGATAATTAACGCAGTGCCAGACGTACCTACAATGTACCCATTCCCGTTGGCATCAACACCAATGGAATATGTCCCATTCACAATTTCAAATAAAGCTGTTGCCTTATTCATATGAATAGATTTCGACGGTGTTACTTGGATAATCACACCATCCAAGAATATAACATCACCAGTGAAAGTCCCGCCAGTTGCAGCAGGAAGTGTACCAGTTGATGTAGCAGTTTCACCATGAACACCAGCACCCTTCTGTGCTTTGTGGAACACAATGGTTTGTGGGTCGTTTGGGTCGCCAAAGAACTTATCCACATCCGTCTTGATGTATCCACCACCAACTAATTTATCAACAGTGATTTGGTGTGGGTTGTCTGCCGATAGGTGGTCACTAAGGAGTCTATCCATTCCATCAATAAGGGACTGGTACACAGCCAACTTAACTTCCAGAATTTCCTGCTCAACACCAGACTCAATTTTGTAAAACTTGTCACCCTTTCGGTAAACTGCACCTTCTGAATAAGTAACACTTGAGTCAAACAACTGAAACCCATCAACCATGCGAGCAATAATCTTCTCGTCAGTTATCTGAGACAAGAAGTTTTGCCAAAAATTTGGAGGCTTTTCAGCGTGCCAGCCATGTTGTTTGTAGCGGTTTGCTTCATAACTTGGTGCAGTTGTGTCCAAGTCAGGGTCAGTTGCTGTGCCGCCAGATGCCCAATAAGTTGGGTATTGTAAGCGCTTAGTCATTATTTCTCCGGTGGATATATTTTGGAAACATATACCAAAGCAATGTCACCAGAATTATCTGCAAGAGTTATTGCAATACCAGCTGGCTTGAAGTCTGGCAACATGTATGACAACAATACTTTGTCATCAACTGACAAAGTTCCGTGAACAATGTAATCGATTGTTTGGTGTCCCTCTCTTACTTCGAGGTCAATAGTTCGTCCAAGGACTAACTCAGTGTATGTAATCAATTGCTCAACATTACAGTTGCCCATAATTTTGATTATACGAGCACGTATAGCTTGCTTAAGCTGAGTATCTGTACGAACAAAGTCACCAGAATCTTTGTCAGAATCTGATTTAAGAATACCACCAATATTAGGGTTGTTGTCATCACCAGCAGGGTGTGCGCCTGGGTTACTGTAGAAGCCAAAATATCCAAGTGCAACAGCACCATAGATAACTCGACTTGCTCCAACCAAGTATGCTATATCGTCAACCATGACACCAAAGGAATCGGCCAGATAGCGATACTTGATAGAATCTTCTTGAGCTTTACGAACTTCTTCAAACTCAGAAACAATAATAGAAACATACTTCTTTAAATTCTCAGAATTCTTATACTGAGAAAGAAGCATGTTAACACCATGCTTTCCAGCCATTATTTATCTCACGTTGTTACATCAGTAAATTTGATATTGGCTTCAATGCCATGAGCACGCTTATCGATATCAAGTTCGATAGATGCAATACCAGTTGGGTTGGCAGTAGTACCGATAAACAAAGAATCGATTTCGATATAAGATGTGGCATCCATGAGTGGTTTAAACAACTCAGACCAAATAACATCTTCGCCCGGCTGCAAGGAGTTTAGATAATTAATCATTACTTCTTGCAAAGTTTTGGCAGCATCGTTCGAACTTATGTTTGCACTAGCACGACGTTTGAATGTACCAGTTACAAATATTTCAGTATTGCTTGAGCGGCTAAAATTAATCGGATGCGGATAACCTTTACTATCCATTATTGTTATTGACTCCGTTCCGAAAGTCGGGACACCACCAGTTTTAACACTATAAATGCGTCTGGCAATATCATTCTTAGAACCACCATCAACTACAACAAAGACAGTACCTGCTGGCTGAGCACCAATAGCAGCGCCGGAATCATTATCACGAATACGAATGTAAGTAAGATTGAGGTCAGACAATGCAGCATAGATTGATTCGACTGTTGCTGAACTCAAGATTGCCGTTGTTTTGTCACGACGTGCCCTGAACTCTGGGTCGGTTTCGTAGGTTACACCAGTAGTACCACTATCGGCATTTGTTACGGAAGTCCAACCAGAAATACCTTCGGTAATGATTTTGTTTATTGTTCCCGGAGCAACATAGTATGCACCAGCAACATCTGCAACAGCAGTCACATCGCCCGGAAGTACAACATCAGTATCCAAAGTGAACGTCATCGTACCATCGCCAACTACAGAACCAGCAGGAACAATACTTCCACTAGTACCATCGCAGTAAACTGTAACTCGGGTTTTGGTATTTACGTATCGCACTACACCAGTTAATTCACAAATGTTGTCCAAACCGACACCACTCATTGCACCTGGCCTATACGCATTGAATACTTGCTGAGATTGATTCCAGCATTGGTCAACTTCATCAGTTATGATACCGATAACCTGACCATCTGGGGATTCGGGACTTACATCAAAGTTTGTACCAAACGCTGCAATAAACTTGTTATTTAAACTGGTAAGTATTGCATTGATAGGTTTACGGACAAAACCGTTTGTAGTTACGCCGTACTGGATTGTTGCCATGTCAAATATTCCGAAATGTCACCATAATCAGATATGGCAATGAATGAAATACTGAGGGTTCTTTCACGGAAGTCTGGGCTAATATCAATTGATATCAACTGCTGAACTCCGGCAGTCCCACGAATAATATTTGCAAGCGCTGCCTCAATATCGGCAGGACGAACTTGCTTTGTAAAGATTGCATCAAACCACGGCAAGCCAAGAGAAGTATCTAACTTCCACTCCCCAAGCAATGTTAGCAGTCGGCATTTAACCAACTGCGCAACTTGGGCTGCACCCTCTATTCGAGTAGCGCCACGCCCAATTATAATGTCGTGGTTGGAATCAAGTGCTAAGTTTCCAGCCATTATGCTTTCATCGGCCCAACATCGCCGCCTTCTGGGTTAGAGTGTTTGTGAGTATTGACAGCAATACCATTCAATGTGAATGTACCATTCTGAACCATATCACCAGTATATTTAATATTACCAGTAACAGACATTGATTCACCAGAGCCACCAGACACTGCCATACCGCCCATCACTGTTAAGGATTTGGTAACAGTCGTGTCACCATCCAAAAGGATTTGCGGCGCTTTAATTGTTGCCTTCGATGTAACTTCAATTGAAATCTCCGAATCCTTTTGGATGACAATTTTGGCTTCGCCTGTAATTATCTCAACAGTACCATCACCATGGAATGTATGCCTCTGACTTCTGTCTGCATTGCGAAGTTCAAATACATCACCAGCAAATCCACCAATCGCTTTAGGTATTGGTTGAGTCCCAATTGTGCATACAGCAGCGTTATGTGAAAACAGCTGGCTAAATGCTGGGGCGGGCCTACCATTAAGCATCCCTGCTTCTTCTTTATTCTCAGCAATCCAATGGTCGATACCACGTTGTGAGAAGTGGACGTAACAAGGAGTTCCGTCTGGTACAGGATGTGTTAAACTCCAACCACCACCCTGTATGAATTGAACTGGAACTCCTTCCAAACGTTGATTAGGCTCAAGTGTGTAAGCCTCTTTATAGCCAACAAACAAATGCTCAATAGCCAGCTTTACTTCACAAGTTTGGGACTCTGCATCAAAATTATAAATATGCCCCGGATAACTAGTGTTTATATCTGGAGCTTCTTGATTGTTGTTATGGCTAGCCACGTTCTAGTACACTCGCATCTATAGTGAATAAATAAAGTTGCCGCCAACTCGAAACATCTTGTTCCGAGAATACAGTGTTAGCTGCATACATGTTTGGTAGTGGTGTGGAATATTGTTTAAGAATATCTATTCCACCTTTAATCGGGATACCATAAATCTTGTCTGTGGCACCCCAAGCTAAATCAAACATGTAGCAGTTTAAGTATTCATTTAAATACAATGCAGACATTTTTACAGTCACGCCATTGAACTCAAACGAAACATCCCTTGAAATATCGTAAGGGATGCTTTTTACATAACCTGTAGGCAACAGATTGCATATTTCTTTTAACGCTTGTTGTTCTTCTTGAATCATACCAAACGTCCTTTGACAGAAGAAATTGGTGAAGCCAAGTCAGCCAACTTACCTTTCAGTGTTGAGAGCTGCTTAGTTGGAGAATCTCCAAGAGCACCAAGTCCCGGAAGTGTAGCACCACCGAGAACACCAATTCCAATACTCTGAGCCATTTTTGCAAACTCAGAATAATCATACATTGATTCCATTGCCTTACGTGCTTCATCGGCCAGAGCATTCTGCCCAATTACTTGCAATTCTTCCAATAAGATTTCCACAGACAAAATGGCAGAAGTCATTTTATCATGCTTAGTTTTAATAGAAGTTACAACACAGTTTAAGTATGGTCCCAGTATTGTGGAAATATAAAGTCTCTTTCCAGTAACCCTGAAACTGTTAAACAGATTGTAGGTAGATTGCACTCGGTCACTTGTTTCAAACGCAGATGCAATACCGCCAGCAATGCCACCAATGATTGGTATGATTGGGCTATTGAAAATTGCACCAGTTGCTACAGACAAGCCCTGAACAGATGCAGACCAGATTGAGGAGTTCTGCATGTTTGTTGCCACAGCAGTTAACTTCAATACACGGTTTTGATTAATTACATGGTCGCTGACTAAGAAGCCAGAACTTACAGGAAATTTGGTTACGATAGATTGAGCTTCATGCTCCTCACTAACCATAGCATCAAATTTAAAAGAGCTAAAACTTTCTGGAATTTCTGACGTTACAAGAGACTCAAGAGCTTGTGCAGTTCCACCAAAGAAACCTTGTTCCTTCTTTTCTGGTGCTGGACCATTGGACCACATAACAACAGATGGATGGTGTCCGTAATGGAACTTGTTTAACTTATTAAGTCCTTCACCCAACAAGTCTGTATCAAACATTGACATTAGAAAGACTCCATTGCCATTCCACTATTGGCATACATTTCTTGCCAAACTGCTTCACGTGCACCCATCATGGTGTTACCACCGAGAAGTGCTGTTGCAGAGGTTTGGAAGTCTTGTGCGTGTGTGGAACCATGATGCACAATTTCTGTAATGAAATATTTATCTTCCATTAACCATCTGAAAACAGATTGGTCGGTATTTAAAACAAGACCTTGACCAGTTACAGAAGTAGCACCGTTAACCATTATAGAACCATCATCAACATAGGATACAGTGTTATCTGGATTTCTGTGGCTGCTTTTTATTAATGGTGAAACATCAAGAATCATTCCGGGCTGGAAGGATGGATTTAAGAATGTTGAAAGTTGGTAAGTACATATACCTGCAACCGGATTTCCTATCACTTGGTTTACATCAAGTTTGATTGGTTCCCTGCTCTTTGACATTCTATTAACTGCATCTTTATCCCCAAATGTATCAGGGAAAACTTGTATTTCAGCAGTCGTCATCGTGAATAATAAATTATATTCACCAAGAAGTTTTTTAAATTCAACCAAGAATGTATCTTGGAAAGTTCTTGGGCGAGATAATACAGATTGCATTACAGCATCTTCGACACCGTAAGTTGCAATAGTTCCGAAGCCATAGTCAGAACACATTGAGCGAATTGCGTCAATGAGTTTAGTTTTGGCTGGGATTGATTTCATTTGTTTGAAATCAGTTGATGCACCATATGCCCTAGAAATACAAAACAACTGAGTTACGTGCTCAGGTGGTCTTCTGAATCCAATGGCATTAGTAATTATTCCAGAGAAGATTGTCGGCAGTGTACCATTTACTTCTATCCTTGCCTGACTTGGCTTGTCTACAGCATGTTGATTAACACCACCACTCGAAACTCCACGTTCATCTTCTACATACCCTGCACGAATTTCGATATACATATCGCCATAAGCCTTGCTTTGCAAGAACTTGACTTCATCAATTGAAAGGTTGAATAGCGATATGTTGGCTGTATCGGCGGGCCACCCAACAAGCGAACGAACTTCAAAGTCGATTCTATGTTTTGTGAAAACAGTTTGCCTGCTTGGGTCATCCTTTCGGGAGGCAATTATCTCAACCTTGCGTATCCACGGCATTGCGATATACCTATTGAAATTAATACACGTTCAACTAATATTAAAACGAAGACCGGGACGAATCCCGGCTCCATTATCTTTTCTGCATTGCACCATTTCCAACGTTAATCTGCTGAGAGGCAGAAGCACCATTTGGAGTTGATACAGTTGCTGATGCACTTTGTCCATTTACTTTAGCATTAATGTTCACTTGAACGACTGTAGTCTGTCCATATGAAACACCATTACGAGTAAATCCACCAGCACCATCAGTAAGCTGTCCACCATTTTGTTGCCAATCGTGGAACGCTTTAACTCTGTTTTGTGCTTGTGCTGGGACGGCATTAAGCCAGTCAGTGCCATGCTCTTGGACTGCTCTGTCTACAGTTCCCGGTCCATCAGTGTACGCAGCCATTGCTTTATCGTAATCACCATAACGCTTCAACATCGCATCAAAGTAATCGCGACCTACACGAGCACGTTCATCAAGAGAGTCATTTTGGGCAGGACGCACATCAAACCCTGGGTCACGGTTGGTGGAGTTTAGAACTTGCATTCTTCCTTGTGCACCAGTCCTGCTTGTTACAACACTACCATCAGCATTGTAATCACGACCACCAGATTCTTCACCCATGATAAAGTCATAAACTGAGCGAGCACCAGAAGCAACCTGACCACCAGCAACACGAGCTTGAAGTACAGCATCACTAGCAGCACCGAAAATCGGACCACCATATGTGACAGCAGCTTGCGGAAGGTTGTAGCCGGGCAATGCCCTCGCTCGCTCTCCCTGCAACATTTCTAGCTCACTTGTTCCTTGTGCATAGTCTGAGTCACGTCCAGCCTGAACGACCTGCTCCGCTTGGCTCTGGCTGTATTCTCCACGGTCAAAGGCTCTTGCCATGCCGTCGAGTCCTGCCATTTGAGTTGCGCCAGCTATCCGCGCCTGACTCCATCCCCGCTCCTGTCCACGTTCACGCATAATGCGAGCTAGGGCCACTGGGTCGCCCTCAGTTGCACGAATGTCGCCTATGTTGATAAGACCACGGGTTCCCTGAACGATGCGGATAGCGCCGCTTGGGTCGCCATTTAGCAGGGTGTTGTAGGCACTATGTGTCGTTTGATTTAATCTTCCGGCTTGTTGAGAATTGAGTCCCAACATTTCCATGCCCTGAGACATTGACGAGTATTCATTTGGATTAACTAAACCAGCATCAAGAGCATTACCGACAAAGTCGTTCAACCCTTCCGCAGCTTCGTTACCAATTTGAATTGCACCAATTCCCATTCCAATCATACGGCCCATTGGTGTAGCCATAAGTGCTTGCATTGCACCACTACTTAAAGACGATATGCTTCCACCAGCAACACCAGCAGCAAGAGCACCACCAGCACGACCAAAGTCATCGTAGAAACTTCCACCATTGCTGGGTGGTCTTCCACCACCGCCACCACCTCCACCGAAATTATTATATCCAGCACGACGCATCATTGTATCAAATGCTTCATCAGCACTTTCACGTTGCATTTCGAACGGGTCGGTATTTCCAGAAGGCAGTCCAGCTCCAGCTTTCTGACGATTGTCTTCTTGTGCAGCCAAGATACCAGTCTTGACAGACATTGCCATAGACTCTGGAGTTATTGCGGAAGTGTCGGTTGCAATAAATGGGTCAGCAGAAGTACCCGCAGATGCGGAGTATCCACGATTTGATTTCTGAGAAACATCTTTCCAGATGCCCTCTCCCATCATTGCTGCACGAGCGCCTTTAATTAATTCATCTGGAGGTAAATCATTATTCTCGCGAACAAATGCTCGACCAGCATCAAGACGACCAAGAGTAGAATCTAGTCGGTTTCTGTTTCTTTCGTACCAACCTTCATCTTTCTCAATCCATTGAGATTTGGTTTCACTACCGATGGTTTGTGAGAACAGTGCACGAGAACGACCAGATACAAGCATACCAAATTGCACTTGGTCCATATAGTCTGGATGGTCGCCAGCAGATAAGTTAGCAAATTTGCCAGCACGTTCAGGATTCTTATGTTCCCAAATCGCATCATCACCAATGAGACCATCCGGCGAATACATGAATGATGGATAATTGTCATTGGTTATTGCACCAGTTTGCTGGATATCAGTACCGAGTTGTTTAGCAACTCTGATACGTGCTTCGTCCTCTGTTTTATGACCAGCATCAAACATTCTTTGTTGAAATGCACTCGGCTCTTTACTTCTTGATAAGCCAATCTTGTCAACCATTTCCGCCCACGGACGAGTGTAGGCATTATTACCGAGGAACCCGCCAACAGTAGAACCTGTTATGTCGTAGTTCTTTCGGAAGTCCAGCCACTCTTGACTACCTTGTTCAAGATTATGGAACTTAACTGGGCCAGAATTATTTTCTATATCAGACCACGGAATAGAATCCATGTTAGATATAGCGATACTTTCACGACGAGCACGAGCGGAGTTCCAACTTGTTGGCTCGCTAATATCTGTGGTGAAAGCAGTTCCAGTTTCTGCTATCGTTGGTAGTCGCAAATCTGGATTAGCAACTCCACTCGGGGCTGCCATTGACTCTGCATCCATGCGGTCATAATTATTATCAATTATTGCACGAATGTTTGTTGCAGAATAGTGTGGGTCATCTGTCAACTCTCTGGTCAAGTTTGCATAGCCAGAACGTACATCAGAGATATCTGCATAACGAGAAGCAGAATCCATAATCATATCACGTTCAGAAGTAATATGACGACGACCTTCCATTCCAGTTTCGCCACGATATACTCCAGCCAAAGACTTTACAGTATCTGATACGTTGGAATATACTTCTTTACTTGAAGGACTCCATCCAGGAGTTCCAGTGAGAGAAGCAGCTAAAGAATATTCTGGATTAATACCAGAACCAATCGCACCCATTGGAAGACCAGAGGCATTTAAAGCAGCGCGAGGGTGAGATACACCACCAACTATTGATGGGTCTCCGAGATTAGGAAGTGCTGACATGTAAGAAACATGTGCTCCCTGTGCAGCAGAGAATGCCACCTCAGAGAATTTGCTTCCCATACCAATTGCAAGTCTTGATGCAACACGAGATACGTCTGCACCATATAAATGTTCGCTACTGTATTGGGACTTATCAACATACATATGAGCTAAATGTTCATACGACGCAGAAATGCCACCTTTGTCTGTAGCGTACTCGCCCATGATATCGCCAGAATAATGACCAGCAATCTCAGGCATAATATCTTGATGACCTTGCAAAGTATCTCGCATGTAGTTATTCAACATACCGAAATGACCAGCAGGTACATTTGGATTAGCGTGCGGCATATGCATCCAAACATCGTCAGAGCTTACGCCAAGTTGCTGCATATAGTTGTGAATAGCTTCAACATGATGTGAAGGGCCATTCATTGCAGCATGGAAAGTTTCGGTGAATCCAGCACCTGACAACATTTGTGCTACGTGAGCAGCATCTGAAATCATTGAAGAGCCACCAAAGGATGAAGTAATACCATCATCCTCTGGAACTCCAGACGTCAATCCTGCATTAACATCCATCCATCCAGAAGCAGCGCTTGCACTAAGTTGCTGAACCATGTGCGACTTCTTCATTCCAGCATGGAAGGTGAGACCGTATTGCGCTCCCATCCCAATTAATTCTTGAGCTGTAAGGCGCATTAATTCTTTTTGATTAGCCATTATCTTCTTCTACTGGTTTGAGTTTCTCACGAAGGTCGAGGATATCATGGAATGTTAAAAGGTCCATAACCGAGTAAGTTCCATCTTGAAGTTCACATAAACGACAAAGAGAACTGTCCTCGATTAATGGACGATGCAGGAAGTATCTTATATCCGGGAACAGGGAACTTAAATCGTCTCCGGACTCGAATTCTTCTGCTCTGCCAGCTTGGATGCTTCGACCGCCTCCAACCGTCTCTGTTCGTTGATTTCGAGCCCTTGCTTGAAAAAACTCAAGAAGTTTGCTTCCAATACCAAACCAAAGACTTTACAGGCCAGCATCAGTTCACCATTGAACTGCATGTTAAATAGGGCCGGTTTAACTTCCTGACCCTCTAGCTGCACATTAATGCTGATTACGCGTTTGAATAATTCTGTGAATACCGGATGCTCTTGTTGCTGCATTAGGAAGATGATATCACCAAAGGTATACTTATCTTCGATGAAAGGGAAAATCCTTGTGCCTAGCTTTCCGACTAACTCCACGTGTAAGTCAAGTGCTGAGGCTGCCGCCATTTGACGAACAACCACCAGCACTTTCTCACCTTTGGAGTTTGTGAATTCACGTTGTAGTAATTCACAAGCCATTGCTTACTCCAATTAAACGCCAATCTCAGGGTATGAACCCGTCTTGATTTGCAGACGTTCTACATAAATAGCCCACAGGTTCGACGTGAAAGAAACACCACGCTGAATTGCAGGCTGCTGCAGAATACAACCATTGACACCGTTGACCAGAACGTCACCCATCTTGTCAACAATCTGAATCTGAATTGGCGGCCAAAGAGACTTGTTGCCAGACAGACCAGTTGCTTGAGTTAGTTGAGCTTTGGAGTACAGAATTTCGTTCCAGTCTGCTGTTTGCAGCAGAGGGAAAGTAATTGTACCTGACAAGTCAGCAGTTGTAGCAACTGCCAACTTACCATAAGCATCAACCACAGGAAGATGTTGAGGAACGTTACGACGCGCGGTAATGATTGCCTGACCTGCCGTAAAACCTTCGACGCGAGCGCCGTCGATAATCAGGTCAGTATTATAAAACGAATATTGCTTCACTTAGCGCATCCTTACTGTACGAAGTTGCCGGAAATCTGTGCACCTTGCAGGGCACCAGAACCAATGGCGATGAAGGAAGAGCCTTCCCAAATACGCTCACCCTTCTGAGATTGCAGAAGCGACAAATCGGTAGACATTACTTTGTAACCATCAGGGTAGAACACACCTTCATTATCGTAGCCAGGGGCAATCAGACCGTTTGTAACAGCCAGTTCCAGAGCTAAAGTAATTTGCTGGTTTACAAGTGCAACGCCAGTTTCAGTCCACGGAATCTTGGTGGTGGATTGATAGAATAGATTGAATACGTTGTTACGTACTTTCTGAGTCAACCATTCAACACCCTGAACCGTATCGAACCAAGTACCGTCAGCCATTTTACCATTCCAGAACATGACGTTTCCATCAACTGAAATGAATGCGTTACCATTTACAGATTGCAGAGCAGTAACTTGACCGGAGGACAGGTCAGCAGTTGCAACGCCCGGACCTTTCTTATATGCAAGAATCAAAGCAGAGTTTGCAACGTTGAAGTTTACAGTTGCTGCACGACCTAAGATAGACACTTCTGGATATTCATCGCCGTTTGCGGACGCATCAAATACACAAAGAGTGTTACGAAGGTTTTGATTCTTCGCACGTTTGAAGCTGGAGTCCATACCGTTGACCAGAATGTTCGGGTCGGTGTCAGCCCAACCAAACACTTTGCTCATGCCTTCGCACCATTCTGCAACGGTCATTTGGTTATCGGTAGGGGCAACTTTACCACGATATTGACGGTCAAGGCCAACATAGAAGAAGTTGAATGGAGCTTCGGCAATCTTTGCCAAATCTAGAGCGATTGATTGTTCATCAGCGCCAGCAAAGACTTGTGGATTATCGGCAGGAAGCCACTTCATAACTTCCGCAGCTTTACCAGATATGTTTTGTACAGTTGCTTTGGAGCCAGTAGAGATAGTTTCCAGTTTGAACTTGCCAGCCGTTTGAGTACAATGTGCACCGATGTTTGCAGCAGACAATGCAGCATCAACTACAGCAGCACAAGCGGCCAAGTCAGCAGCAGCAGAGAAGTCTAAACCATTGACAGTTTTCATCACACCATCTACAGACAGAGTAAGGTCAGCGGCAGTTTCTGCTTTGATTGTTGCAAGTACGCCAGCTACAGTTGCAGTGTAAGTACCAGAGGTTGCAGGAACCAGAGTATCGTGCTGCAATGCACCAACGAGAAAAGTCTTCGGAGTTGGCTTCTGGCTGTACCATGCGGTTGCAGCTTTGTTGATTTCACCAGAAGGGAAATCTGCCGACACTTCTTTCAGACTTGAGTATGAACGAACAGGATACACATCAACAGTCGGTACAAACTCTTTGCTCATAAAGAGCAGTGGGCCGAACCCATCAGTTGCAACAGCGTTGGGAGCAACGGCGATGCTAACTTGAATGATATCGGAAATGGAAATAGACATTAGATTCCCTTAATAGTGATGACTTGGTCGCCATCGATAAACTTACCACCTACACTTGCACCAGTCATTACATCGATTGGTGAGATATCTTCGCGCAGAATATTAAATTGCATCTTAACACCCTGACGGATTTCCCAATTTGTTTCAAGTGTAACGGATGATAAATCCAAAGTCGTTTTGCCAAGAGCAGCAAATCCAGTTTGCTTCAACTTAGCTTGTACATCTGGACGATAGAATGAGTTATCAAACTTGATAAACTCATCGCCCTCGCGAGAGAACAGAATATAAAAAGTTAACACGCGAATACCGCGAGTACGATAATGGTCAACACCATTAATTTCAATTATTCTGTTTTCATCAAATCCTGGATTCAAAGATGAAACACATTTGATTGCTGCATAATCCCCTTTAGGTCTTTCAGCATTCAACTGCATTGCATATGTGAATTGAGGAATGCCAACACATACGTCGACAATTTCCTTCATTGCTTGAATTTCTTCTTGTCGAATATCCATTTAAGTCTCCAACTCCTTTGCAACAATTACTTTATAAAAGCCAGCATCCGTGTAGTCAGAAATTGACACAACCTTGTATCTAAATCCATAAATGGTCAGCAATGATTTCATCGGCATTTCTCTGGTGGAATGAACTTGCATGAATGCAGGTTGACGTTCACCAACTTCCGTTGCCTTTAAAGTTTGTCCAGATACGCCACTGTCTCTATCGCCATAGGCAATTGGAGTGCAACGGAAAGGAATGGGGTTGGAGTATCCTTCACCAACCCAATTATTTTTATCGTCGTAATGTCCATCTTGATACAGTTGGATAAAATGACGGGCAGTTGTGTACTGATTGAAGGCACGTCTTTGATTAATCATTACGCCACCCTCGGTCCTGCAAAGGCCATACGTCGCCACATGACATATTGCTGTCCGTAGACAGACGAATACCACGAGGCTTCAATGTACGGAATTTCCGAAATAATTCGGTCACTGAACTCCACCTGAACATCATCAACATCAGTTCGTGATACAGGTAGAGCAGGCATAGGGGCATCATCGGGCGCAAGGCTATCAGTTAAGACAGACATATGCGCGATTAATGCCGCCATTGCTGGATTATACCAACCTAGCCAACGTGATTCATCCGTTCCCATGATTAACTTGGCATCGCTTTGGTGAACGTCGAACAAGTCTTGACTCATGAGTGCCATTGCTGGATAACGTTTCACCAAATCAGCTAGTGTAAGCATTATGCCAACTTATCGTAGAGGGCCAGTTTTGCATCTTCCGGCATATCTTTAATACCCGGAATACCATGTTTAGCCAGAACTTCGTTAACAACTTCCATACCAACTTTGGCACGTTCAATGATAGTGAAGTCACCATCTTTGATTGCCTCTTTCAGCAGGTTAACACTACGGGATTCACCAGTTTCGTAAAACTCTTTGATGGTGAGGGCTTCTTTGCCCGTTTTGATATCTGCGCCAATGTTGGATTCGTCGAGTTTAGTTTCGACCTCCTTCATGACACGAACTTCGGTACGGGATGCACACAGTGCTTTGAACACATCATCATCAATTTCAACAGTAGCGCCACCGGGAATATGCACGTACTCCAGAGAGACTTTCTTGTTCTTACCTTCTTTCCAGAAGTAGAATTGAGCATTACGTGTTTGGTTGTTCTTGAGCTGCATCTTTATTCTCTTTAAAAGTAAGAGGGCCAGATTGCTCCAGCCCAAGTTCCATTAAATACCAGAGTTAATGGACAGTGCTGCCGGATACATGGTTTGGAAACCAGCGAAACGACCACGGCCAGGAATTTCATACACCAGACCATGTAACTGAACTGGCATCCAAGTCAGTGCCAGTGGTTCACGCAGACGGAAAGTCTTGTTGCCTTGTGCAGTGCGGCAAACAACAACGAAACAATCAGCGCCAGCTTTACCGTGACCTTTGATTGCGTTCAGACCTTTGATTTTCTCGCGGGACTTAATGAACTGGTTGTTAGCCAAGAACCAGTTACCGATTGACATATCAGACTGGTCAGAACGTGGGGTGTTGAAGATATACTGTTCGTGTTCAACAGGCATCCAAATTTCTTCAGGACGCATAATCTTTAACGTGGTTGCATACATTGCAGACGTAGCAGAAGTCAGGTCAGCGATAACTTCTGACGGCTTCTTCTTCGCCCACTCAGTATCAGAGCCACCCTGAGTCGGGGCAACGTCAGCACGAGTGATATCCGGGTCTTCGAAGAAACCAACGAAACCGTTTGCAGCATCGCCGTACCATGCGGTCGCGTTAACGTACTGTTCGTAACCACGAATAGCAGCATTCGCTTTACGAGTTTCCAGAGACATGCCAGTTACCATAGAGGCAGCAGCAATCTCGTCAACATCATAGTCGTATGCAGTACCAACAGATTTAACGGTAACAGAATATTCCTTACCGGAAATGTTTGGCTTTGGCAGGTCAGTTGCACGAGCGTTGATTACTTGTGCTTTACCAACATGGTTGTACGAACGATACGTCAGAGTTTGAGCACCCGGACCACCAGTTGTATCAACACCGAAAGCGTCACGAGCCTCCAAGTCAGGATACAGGGTATCGTAAGTTTGAGCTTCAATGAACTCAAGTTGACGCTGGAAATATACAGCATCGTCATCGGACAGAGTTACAGTACCGGAATCCTGAATACGGACAAGTGCTTCGTCCAGTTCGAAATCAGTACCGTCAGCCAGTTTGATAATCTTTGGCATTTCTTATTCCTTTAGGCGCAACACCATTGCTACGCCTGAAATTAATTACGGATGCGTGATTGTAATCGCTTTGGAAGCAGTTACACTTGCAGTCGTTTTGTTAACAGCTTTGATTGTTGCAGTCGTTGCAGTACCAATCGTTGCAGTTGCAACAGTCACAGTACCATTTGCCGCCACAGACACGCCAGTTACAGCAGGGTCAACAGAGAAGTTGTAATCCGTTGCCGCAGAGTTACCGAACGTAAACAGCTTGTCTACAGTTACAGTTGCATTAGCAGTTGAAGCATTAGCAGTTACTGTACCTGCAACCGGAGTTACAGTCGGGGCTGTAGGCGGCGGCGTTACGGCTTTGGGATGACGTTAATCATAATTGGGATAACGTCGCCAGCAGCAGCTGGGTATTTCAGTGCAACAGCATTGGTACATTCAGTATAAGCACCAGCAGCTACGCCACCAAATTCACCAGTAGCAGATACGCCAACTTTAGAATCAGTGATTGCAGTAATCAGCTTAACCATGACTGGACCTTCGAGCATGATGCCCAACGGCTGACCAACCGGAATGTTAATGGTGCCATCGCCCGGACGAGTTTTAGATTCCAGAATGTTCTGGCGCATGACAACGCCGAGAATTTTGCCAGCGTCGTGGCCCGGCTTACAGGTATTATACTTAGCGCCCGGCTGAACAGCCAGACCAAAGTGAGCCATTGCTACTTCGGTGCTGTAAGTAAGACGCTGAGAGTTTGTGGTGGCCAAGCCATACTGTTCGCCAGCGTATGCTTCACCAGTGTTAATGTTCCAATCTTGCTTTGGCATTATCAGACCTTATTTATTATAACGGGCAGCACGACGAGCTAATGCTTCATCACGCGCATTTGGTTTACGTTCCTGGGATTGTGCAGCCTTATTAGCAGCATCAACAACAGACTGATTCAAAGCATCACTGAGTGAAACAGATTCACAATCTTCCAGCGCGGTATCGAATCGGGCAGCGATATAGTCATCGCTCTTGTCGCTGAAATCTTTGTCATGCAGTTTGGAAACAACTTCACGTTTAATTTCAGATTCAGACTTGCCCTTGAAATCCATTTTGACATATTCGTCACCAAGCTTGGCAACTTCAATCAGAAGTTCGGTGCGAGCAACTACACGCTCGTCAACAATATTCTGAATCTCTTCGTCGGAAAGTTTGGCAGATGCTGCATCAGAAAGTTTCTGAGTGAGTACGCCAATCTTTGCCAGAGCATCATCACGTTCAGCTTCAACAGAATCGAAAGTTGCTTTATCAACAATTTCAATTTCTTCGCCGGAATCGCCGATACGAGTTGTCTGAGCACGGCCACGACGAACGATAGCCAAATGGTTGACAGCAGTGATTTTGGTCTTAACAGCAGACACAATACCGTTTTCTTCAACACGTTTCAGAACTGCATCATGTCCCCATGAAGTCTGGTCAACACCAGAATCAACTAATTTAATAGTTGCTGCATCATTCAAGACGACGTAGCCGCTGAGGTGAGAGCCGTCAGCAGAGGGAGCACCTTCAAGGAAACCTTTCTGCAACTCTTTGTTGTTCGACAGGTCAATATCTTTTGCAGGATGACCAACAGTAACTGCCATTGAACGGCAAAGGTTAATGGTTGCTTCATCAAATAAAACTTCTGCTGGAGTATTAACTCGAACAACTTGGTCAGGAGGAAGGTCAGCAAAATCTGGACCAAGCTCCTTGGCTTTGTATAGCATGTCGCCAGTACGAGCAATCGTAACAGGCGCAATCATTTCGCCAGAGTCTCGTAATACACGAGCAGACTGAATCGTTTGTCGGTCAGCGAACATTACGACAGATACAGTTTCCTCGTCATTTAGACTTACTGGTGCTGGATGGTTTCGCATTGTCTGCATTACCTTTCTGCATGTTTGGAGGATTGGGATTTGCTTCGCCTACATCACATTCACCAAATACTTTCGAGTGTGCAATAATGCAGTTCGCAGTTTTGGTAGTGATTGTCCCATTAGCAATTAATAGGTCCAATGCAGTAGCAACATCCACTGCACGTTTCGCTCTCTCAACATTTGATTCAGGGAATATATCACACCATTCGTATGTATATTCCTCAATACCAAAGTGCGCTTGAACTAAAGCATCGAACACATCTAAACGAGGTTCGAAGATGTTAGTTTGCAAGCCTGTCAGCAAGTCGATATAGTTTACGAGGTCAGATTCGCCCGTAGCATTCATACCATCAGGTGATGCAGATAAGAAACGTGTTGCCGGAATACCAACAGCCGCAGCTACAATTTTCAGGTATTCCCAAATTAAATCTTTAACGCCTGACAAGGCGATGGACTTGGTGTCATACTTTTCAGTGTCATCAAGGATAAGAACGTTATAAATGCTCTTAGCTTGTTTCATGAGTTTGAAACGTTTGAGGACAGCAGCTTCCCCTTCTGGACTTGTCAGAAGTGATTGGAATCCTGCAACAGAAACTACATCGATGGTTGCTTCCTGCGCCAAGTTTGCGGCAGCGGCAGCAGTCGTGTAGAACTGGTCTATGGTTTTCAACAGCGGTATCAACACTGAATCAGAATACCACATGTTTCGTTGGAATTCGAACAACGGAAGTTCTGTTCCTTCGAAACGCACAAAACGGGAATGGTGAATCATTCCAGAATAGCCTGACAGAGTATAAAACTCCGGCATACCATAATGGGGACTCAAAGCATCCAGCACTATTGCACCAGCGGCCCACATACGTGAACGGTCAATAACTCTCATGGACCTGATACATCCCTTCTTCAAGTTATCCAGACGCAATGGTGTATCTAATTTGCCAGTGCCTTTAATATCAAGGAGGACAAAAGATGTTCCATATAGTCTAGCCCATTGATACGCTTCACGGAACAGCTTACGAAGTCGTAACTTCTTATCAGCTTTGCGTCCTTCTTCTGTATCAATGTGTCGCCATTTACGTGTCATGTCTTGAGGGATAATAGAACATATCTTTTGTGATACCCAATCTTCGCGAAAGCGATTCATGAGTTCATGGTAGTTGGCATTCTTATTGGAAAATGTCCAAATGTTGTGCGAGGACTTATCCTTTGCACCGCCTAACCCCGATACGAAATTCTCAAGACCATCAGCCAGCTTCTTCTTTTGGAAGCCAGCTTGTTTTAAAACATGTGCATCATGGGAAGCCATTATTTCTTCCTTAATACAACACCATTACCTTTAACAATTTGAACATTGCTTGAGGTGTGTAGGCGCAAAGTTGCTTCGTGGCCTAACTTGCCCTTGTCAACTTCTGTGTTTGAAACTGCCTCAATCGTGCACAGAATGTTCCCCTCCAAATCTTGAATCTGTAGGGAATTGTTCTTACGCGAGCGGGCATCAATACGGGTTATTACTGCCATTATTCATTTACCCATGCTTCGTAGTTGGCACTTGGGCCAGAGAACTCAATTGCAACCATATCAGATACGTTATCGACGCAATCGTCGTGACCAGTCCCACTACCCATTGAAGTAAATCCAAGTATCTCACGCTTAACATGAGGCAAATGCTCGTGGTCTGCTGGGAAATATATTCTCCTTTGAGCAAAGTACGGCACTGCGTTCATGAATCGTGTTACTTTGTTATTCGCATTTGTACCATCACGAGGGACAGGACGAACACGAACGGTTCCATCTTTAATGAATTGTTGGTTCAGGAATTGCCCTGCTGATTTATCTTCCATGAATACAGCCATTGGAATACAAGCGGGCCAACGCATATCTAGTTTGGTGCACTTCTTCCAAAACGCAACTACTTCTTCCTTGAGTTTTGGGATTTCAAATTTACCCAGCATGATATCAAGGCAGTAAACATCACGTTCTTTCGTGACGCCCCAATGCTTCAACACAGAGTAGTCTGAGTATGTCTTCTCAGTTGATGCCGTATCTGCCGTAATAAACGAACGAACAATACGTCTACGGTCGAATGATTCAGTGTCATATTCCTGCCACCAATCTTCTTGGATAAGGCCATGACCTTGTGCAGACGGGTCGCCAGCATACTGAGAGTTGTATGTATAAGGGTTTGCATCCTGCATTGCTTCTAAGGATTCCAAACTCTTACGAGAAGGCCACAATGCAGATTTACCTTCACCACGTTTCAAATCGTAGTAGATTGGTATTGCATGAGAGTAACCTTGTTTATTAATTAACTTCTGATACCATTCTTTGCCACCAACTCCCGGCTCAATAATTGCTGGAATGTTTAGGTAGTGGTATTTATCAGAAGAACCACCACGCAGAATATACCCAACCAAATCTTGGTCGTGTACTCGCTGCATGATGATAACCATTGGTGTACGAGGGCATTTAACCTGATTACCTTTGGCATCTGTTACACATCCATCGTTGGCTAAACGCGACATGAATGTGTTATCAAAGCGGTCGTTAATTTCTGCTCGAACTGTGTCTGAGTACGCATCTTTTGGTTTGATAACGTCATCGACAACAAAACATCCAGCATAGTTTACGACAAGAAGTCCTGCACCCTTACCAGTAAGTTTACCACCAGTAGGAACAGCGTGCATTACACCTGCTTTCGTCGTACCCCAACGCTCAAGAGAACGTTTGTTTGGGTCGATTCGAACTTTAGGGAATATGCGCTGGAATAATGGGTCAAGCATTACTGCTCGAATATAACCAGAGGATTCCAACACAACGTCCTCAGCATACGAGGTAATAATGTTGTGGCTGTTTTCATTGTGGCAGAATGAATACAGTGGGAGTGCAATACTCATTAACTGAGTTTTCGAATGTCGTGGAGGGATTGTTATAATTACACGGTCGATTTCACCGTCCACAATCTTTTGCCCAACATCGAATATAACATCGTGAAAATCCTGAGACTGGAATGGAAATCCCATTTGAATATGGAATGCCCACTTACCAAACTTCTTGAAACTTTTCATCAGTATTTTACGAACCCCGTCTGCAACCTTCTTCGGAATAACCGTTGGGTCAACATTATGAGGGTCGTGCAAAATCTTGTCGATAAGCTCTGCCGTATTGTCGTGCTCGGAAGTTGGCTCTTCCAAAGTTGAACCCGCAACACGGTCTGTAACACCTGCTTGAATCGACTTCTTCAGCTCGTCGGCATACGCAGTTGAATCTTTCTTATCACCAGAGCGGAGACGTTCCAGTTGAGCTTTGAATACGGAACGCAATACAGCGTTACCTTCAAGTCCCTGGCCTTCAATCTCTGCCTTAATTTGTTCTTCGTATGAGTCTACAATGTCTTGGTTATCGGCAATGTATTTACGGAGCAATGGCAAAGATATGATGCAGAATCTTTCTCTGGAGACTTTCAATACGTCGCCATAGTTTTTAACAAGATAGGCGGCTACGCTACTGTTAAACTCTGGACCTAAATCGTCTGTCTTTGACATTGATTCGTTCTCTTTGTTTTAAATCTTATTCTACTAATGTAGAGGTGTGCACAGGATTGACACGAATGATGGTGCCAAGTTCGGAATCTACTTTAAGATTTAAACGATTGACTTCCATGTAAGAGTCACAGATTGGGCATTGCTGAACAATGAAATCATCTTCTGCAATTTCATGCCCACAGTGATTACAAGTGATAGTACGCATAGGCGAAACTCCAATTAAGATAGGAGGCCAGAAGACCTCCCAACAATTGCGTGTCGCTTAATACTTAATATCACTCCAATTCATATCTTTGTAGAAATCTTCCAGATATGCTTGGCAAGTGCCAACCACTACCACAATCTTAAATGGCAGAATTAACGGCTTCACAGCCGACATTAAATCTTCGCGCCCACGCTTAATACGTTCGACGTTCTTTAAAGTGTTCTCTCCATGAGGAAGCATGAACACAATCACATCCGCATTCGTTTCATTGCGACAAGCAAGAGCACGAGTGAGATATGTACCACCGCCAGTGGAAGTTACTTTACTGTTGAGGTAAGCAAACTTTACTTTGCGGTTGTTGAGGACGACAGGCTGGGACATTTTCATCGATAATTGGTTTCCATTTGGTGACAGTTATTGTTTCAGTTACTTTTTCAACTTTGACAATCTCAGAAACTTCATCCCAGTAAATACCATTACTGTAGTCGCGAGAACATTCCATCATCCAAGTGCCCACCAAGTCTTTCGGCTCAATGTTCACTCCTTTGTAAGAATCAAGAATCTCTTTGGCTAATTCCAAATCAATTTCTTGACCAAACTCACAACGACATTCGGAATGCTTCATGAAGTCTTCTGAGATTTCAAAAGGGTCTTCGAAGATACTGCGGATAAGGGAACCGAACTGAACGGGGGTTACGACATTGCCGTATTTTGAAATCTTATTCATCATCATCCTCCGGCCACATTTCTTCTTGGGCAAAACTGTACCCATCCCAATCATCAACACCAGCATTCTTCAAACATTGCAGGAATTGACTATCTTCATTCAGTTGGTCTTGTTGGCTTAACAACTCAATCAACTTGGCCTCAAACTCCAAGGCCATATCATTTTCTTCCGCATTAAGGTGCGAGAGAAGTTGACTATATAATTCTAACATCGGTTGCTCCATTGATGTTGTTACATGTTTTTGATAAATGCGTCCACACCCAACGGGTGATTGTGCGAACCAAGTTCAGTAGTTCCAGTTGAACCGAAGCCAGCTTCACCACGTTCAGTTACTTTGAGTTCGCCCAAAGTTTCAACGAAATCATGTTGTACAGCCCGACAAACTTGGATTTGGCAGATTCGCTCAAATGGCTGCACCTTGTAAACGGTTTCTGAATCATTAGTGAGTTTGACCATAAGCTCACCAGTGTAGTCGCTGTCCAGTATTCCGGTACAATTACTAAGGCGAATGCCATGCTTAAAACCGTGACCGCTACGGCTATGCACTTTGATTTCCCAACCCACTGGTATTTCGAACTTGAGTCCAGTGCGGAAAAGCTGAGAGCAGCCAGGATTGATAGCAACGCTACAATCGGAAATTGTGCAAACGTCAGCAGCAGCGGCACCAACAGAAGCATACGCAGGAAGTTTTGCATCGGGGCGGATTCGTAAAACTTTAACAGTTTGTTTTTCATCTTTGCATGACATTAGATTAAATTCCAGATAATACGTTCAATCCAGTTCTGGACTTTCCAGACTGCATCTTCGATTTTGCCTTCTACAAGGTACTCGTCAACTGTGACGCGAGTTTCAGTGTTTGGCAGGTTGATGTAATTTCGAGAATCGCCTTTGAAATCAAAACCATCACGATGCAGACGGACAATAATAACAAGGTCGAACTCAGATTCAATTGGAGGAATTTCGGATTCGAAACCACCATCGGGGTAAATGACATTAAGAGTGCCACCCAAACGCCCCTTATGTTCACTGACACGAGCAGCCTCAGCTTTGCCAAAGTAATCAGTACCGTAGCGAGGTTTGTAAACTTCTTCGCTGACATGAATGAGTGCTTCGCGAGGAGTGCGATTACCGAGGCCCGCCAAAGATTTGGAATCTTTAAGTTCGCGGTCAGAGGCGAAATGGATAAACTTATCCAAATCAACTTCAAAATGTTTAGCAGTGTGCTCATAGAGCGCATCCTTAAATTGATGTTTAACGAAAGCACCACCTTCAACTATTTTGTTTGCGATGGTATCTTTGCCACAACCGGGAGGACCGTTAAGGATAACGGCCACATTGTTAATCGAATGACTCTTCATTCTTATCGGTTCTCAATCGAACTAAAGACGGGAAACGTAACTTGCCAGCTTCCGTCTTTTCACGGTAGCGAACCTGCATTACTTTACCAATCAATGAGTTACGGTTTTGCCATAGCCATGTACGAATGTTTGCATCACCTTTAATATTATGGTCTTGCAAACAATCTTCTACCATAGAGCCAGCACTGCCCCAATTGGAAGCAATTGAACCGCATTTACCTTTGTTCTTATTGGTCCCTTCTTTGAAACCTGTTATAATAACATCGGCATATTTATACGGAACTATTTTCCACCAGAGGACTTTGCCTTTATGCTCCACCCTTACTATCAGACCTTCATCACCTTGCGCAATGTACTTGTGCATAAGAGCCTCCAAGTTTTCATTGCTTGGATTATCTGCCCAACCGATGTACAGACGTGGGTCTATAAAACCGTCACGAAGTTCGTAAACGTTTTCTTGGGTTAACGCAACTGTCGGTGCGTCAATACGTCCAAGGATAGATGAAGTCTCGTTCCAAGAATTGCGAAAGATTTCGGCATCTTGGAAGTTGAGATGGTCACAGTGCGGGAGAGGTTTAGAATTGCGACTCCATACATCACCAATTTTATTACGAATAGCTCGAATGCCGTCAATCTTTCGGTAGATTTTGACACGGCCTTTAATTGTACAGTCCGGGTCTTCCCAATCATGGGCATGCGCCTTCGTGTAAGAAGTTCCGTCAGCCAAAGTTTTAATTGTCACTGTGGTAGAACCTTTCTTAAATATTCTCGAACCATATTCTTGCGTCCGATTTTGGTTTTGGGAATCTCAGCAAACTTTGCTTCTTTGCACTTGGCAATCTGCTGAGCATCTGTTAATTTCGAGAAGGCAATGCACTTCTTCTCGATAATTGCTTCACGTCTGGATACGCCATAACGTTCCATGTACGTGACAATACCATGACATTCATGACAAAGTAATTCCAAATCTTCCGGCTGAACCAGTAGCAGGTTGTCAAGAAATCTGTAACGGTCTTCGAGCTTGAGTAGACCACCAACTTGCGTCTTGTGGTTAACTTCAATCTCTTTCAACTTATACAATTTCTTGCAATGGAAGCATTGAATATGGAAGATTGGCTTGGCCTTTGGTCCCACTTTCAATGCAACACGTCTGCTCTGTACTAACGAGAGCTTGCTTGGATGTTTAGTCCAAACAGCCCTCAATGCCGATTGAAGCCATGCTGTAAACTTGGCTTCCGTTCCGCAATATCCGTACATTGATGCTCCAATTACTTTTGGAGATACTCTGCATGAGGAATAACACGTTTCTCTTTCAGGTCGAATCGGTCAATGATTCCACCTTTGTAATGCCACAGTCGAACGTAACGACCTTCATCAATTTGATGGTGCATGTAAACAAGTCGTCCATTCTTGAGAAGTTCTTCTTCCCAAGCGTCACCGAATCGTATAATGTATGCGCCGATAACTTTCTTCAAACCTTCGGGATATGAAGTTGTTTTGTCAAGAAGTTCGAATGATTCAACAGCACCGACACCATCACGTTTATAATACTCTTGACCACATTTGGCACCAGATTTATAAACCTTAAGTTCACGAATACCGCACCCCAAAACTCCATCAGTGCTGTCACCAATTAAGAGTTGATGCAGGAAGAATTTAGGACCATCGCCCTTAACTTCTTTCTTCTTCGTTTTGCCAGTATCTTTGATAATGCATTTGAGTTCACCGTAATCTTTTGGAATTACAATTTTCTCACCAATACCCTGAGACTCACGTTCCCATTGGTAGTGCTTAATGACCGGACCGTTTGTCCCGAATTGGCTGAGTTGACGAAGGTCTTTATCCAGAGAGGCAATGATGACTTCATCGTAATCACATGGTCCAATATCAATTAAAGATTTGACAACATTACGTTTGCCCATTTCGATTTCGTATTTATGACGGGCGAAACATGCAAGTAAGTCATCTGCTTCCAAACCTTCAACCTTCATACCATTCCATGCAACAAGAAGGTGAGCTTTCGCATTTCTCAAGTTCTCTGGACGCCAAACACCATCACGGTTTGACTTGTATTCAGGGAAGATTACGTGGCGCATGTTTTCATCACCGGAAATAAATGTGATTATATCAGTTGCGCCAAGTCGTTCTGTCAAGAACTTCATTTTGGAGTCCATTGACATTTGTATTTTGGAGAAACTGATATCCTCAGACTCCTTTCCATATTCTTCTGCAGCGCAGTGACTAAAAGCAATCATGTCACCATCAATAAGCAGAAGTTTTCTTTTCTTACTTGCCATTTAATGCTTCTCCATTTATCCAACGAGCTTCCGCTCGTTATTACTTAAAGCCGTCTACGACAGACTTAAAGATAAAATCTTTCGCTTTCTGATAGGCTGGTAGGTCGGCATAAGGCAGGAAGCAAGGATGCTCTTTCTTCTCTGCGTCTTTGACCGGGCCATACTTCCAGCCATCGGCTTCTTTAGCAGCCAGCCAGCTTTCGTGGGATTGCTCCGGGGTAACGTCGTTTGCCAGATGGAAACGGACGCCAGCACGGGCAGACTCTTTCTGCCATTCCGGTGCTTCGTCCCAGGAAACTTGAGAGAAGTCACCCAGCGACTGGCAGTAACCACGATTAGCAGAGTGTGCAGCACGGCTGATAAGCTCTACCAGATATGGTTCGACTTCGGTATTACCGGCATCGAACACACCTTTCGGTGACCAGGAGTGATACTCTTCCGGGGTGTCTTTGGAGTACACCACCAGATAGCCTTCACTGCCTTGGTCACCAATTAGATCTGGTTTATTGGCGTGTTCTTTGAACTCACCTAGAGTCATCGGTGCTGCCCACACCAGTTTATGGCTTTGGTACTGTTTAAGTTCTGACATGTTTACCTCAAGGATGAGCTAGTTTTGGAAACGGTGAAAAGTGTTGGTTTGTATGATGGGTGTATTTGTTCATATTCGTTCCTATTTATACAAAATGGGCTCCCGAAGGAGCCAACTTAATTAGAACGGAATGTTGCTTGTGGCACCTTCTGCATTTGCAGCAGCATTTGCTTCACGAGCTTGCTTCTGTGCTTCCAACTCTGCTTGCATCGCTTCGTCAACCTGTTCTTCTGACGCCTGATTCGGCGTTGCAGTATCAACTGGCTTACCGCCAATCAATGCAGACAGTTTTGATTCGGCAAACTTCGGACCAGTGGTGATACGGTTCTTGATTGCAAATGGAGACTCACCGCCTGGAAGTTTGTTGAACACTTCAAGGTCAGGGTTGCTCATGTCGAAGAACACAGTTGGGTTAACCAGTTCTTTCGCTTCGCGCTTCTCTTTGGACTTCATTGGTGCAAACGTAATAATTTTGTTTGCCATTTGTCCGGCATTCTTACCAGACTTTCTCTGGTACTGGTCAAGACCAACGGTCAGTGGTTCGCCAAGCCATTCAATAAGTTTCTTAGCCGGATGACCTTGAACACCTTGTTCCAGATTTGGCGCAACTTCCATTGCATCAATTGCTTTCGCAAATTTGTAGATGTGAGAGTTGTCACCCATGTAGCCATCGGAGTTGTAACTGAACTCAAAGTCAAACCAACGTGGCTTGTCTTCCAAGTTCTTGCCCATCAGAACACCGTCATCTTCGTCCGGGTCTTGGACCATGATGATTTTGCCTTCACCATCAACTTCTTTCATGTACTCATTCAGAAGTTCGAAAGTCACCAGCAATTTAAGCTGAGGTTGTGGATACTTTGCAGAACCCGGTTGCCAGCCTAAGTCGATGATACGACAAACGCGAGCAGGATAGCCACCCGCTTCCAGTAATGGCGCAGCAGAAGGGGCTTTGTTGGAGGCCAGAGTAGGAGCATCAAATGCCATTTTAGTTACCTTTGAGTTACAGTTAATTAATCCACTTGAATCATTTCAAGTTGGAAGTCCCATCCAACTAATGCTGATTTCAGCTCGTCGGTGGAGGTTGTTTCAGAAATAACAGACTGCAATTTCTCAGCCTGTTCCAGATTTGAAGTAGTAAAGAATTCATCTACATTTGCTGCGATAAATTGGTTTACAGCATCATTTTCAGCTTGTTCAGCATTTGCTACAAACATATGTAGGCGGTTTTCTTGCACGTCATAAAACGCAAAAACTTTCTGTGCCATTAGTGAATCTCTGAATAATTATCACCGAATTGAACATCACATGCACAATCACGGTTGAGTTTAAGTTGTTTGTTGGTACGTTCCATCGCTTCATGCAACAGTGCCGTCCACAATTCACGATACCCTTTCTTCACTTGCAAAATCAATTCATCGTGGAACTGACCAGAAAGGAGTGGGTCGCATCCATAACGTTCGTTGCAGATTGCGATAATATTGTTACACCAGATATCAAACACATATGCGCCAGTGCCCTGACACAGAGTAGAGAATCGGTCTTTCTCAGTGCGGAGTGAATACCAGAATTTATTTACTGGATTCTGCTGCCACATCTGACCATCAACTGTCTTAACAACTGTATTAGCTGCAATCTCTTTGATGGACCAGTTCAAGTCCCAATATGCTTTATGCAGTCGTGCACCAGTTGCCAAATCGCATTTAGCAGAACGAGTTACAGTTGCAACACCAGCACCATATTGACCATTTACATTGTTCACATAAGTTCGTTAATCTTATGCCGGAATTTCATCCAGCTGCATGTCACCATGCAGAGCAGACTATATCATCACCGACAAACGTCGGGTCCCCCGTTTCCATCCACTTGGATGTACGCCTTACGGCTAGTCGTTACACGTTCATGAAAGCATCGTGACAATCGTGATGAAGTTGGTGACAACGTTTGCAAAGTAACTCAAAGTTACTTCTTACGTTATTGCTTCTGTCATGGTCCCGATGATGAATCACACGCTTTGTATAGTGAACGTTTATTAGATTCTTTCCACACCTTTCACAACACTTGAGGTCTTCAAGCATTTCCTTTCTAGCACGGACATAATTTCCTTTGCCAGAAGAGTAGCACTTGCTTTCTGAACCTTTTGCGTGTTCGAAGTTTCCTGTGCCAGCACCACAGTTAATACCTGTATTGAGGCAATGTTTTATGTACGACCTATCTCTCGATTCCTGTTCAACAATCTTAGAGCACGGTTTGCACTTGGAACTTCTTGGCCCTGTCGGAATAAATACATTTCCACAAGGACATTTCTTTGGTGAGTAATTTCTTTTCATGCTTCGCTCGGTATTGTCTCTGCGGTAGAGAGTTCCACCGAATTAAAGGGATTTTATATGCGCATCAATTTACGCATAGTTTGTTGTTTTGAACATTGGACGTTGCTTACATTTTGCAATCCCGTCTTTGTGGTCCTGAGATTCTTTCTCAGTAATGAATCCACCGATAACACCGATTGCTAAGTGTGCATCATAGTCATCAGCTAACTGCTTCTTAACATATTCAGGGTCATACGCCCACTGATAATGGTGCTTACAACGGTCTTCCAGAGAACACAAATCCGAACCTAGTTGTTCGTATTCTTCTGAATGCGCTTCAAGCATTCCTCGGAGTTCCGCACCACCAAACACACGAATAGAAGGCAGGTTAACGAGTTCACGATGCTTGAGACGTAAAGTGTTAGTAAGGCCACCACAACGTGCAGTAAGGAAACCTTCATCATCAACATCGCGCAGAAACCCGTTGACAACACTAAGACGATGTTTATAAACGCCCAAGCCAATAAGATGTTCAATACCTTTTCCGGGATTCGATTCAGCCAAGTCATGAAGACTTTGACAAATCTCAGGATTACCATCTTCATCCTTAATTGTTATTTGTGGAATCTGACGAGTTTCGCCAGTTTCCTTATTACGGTCAAACTTAAATGTTTGAGGAACCCAACCCAAACTGAACAGCCACTCTTTAAGCTGTACGTGAGAGTTTGCATTCGGCTCTTTATAACCTTTGATGTACTTAATTTGAACATCAGGGTCACGGAAATCTAAACCATTTGCATCACAAATAGCTTTCCATTTAATACCAGCGGCAGACAAAGTTCTGTCCATTTTGTACATTTTTGCTGGCTGGCTTTTGAGCGCATATTCAACAATACGCGGCATTGACTTCTCAAGTTCAGAAGTTTTCTCAAGCAACATTGGTTCCAACATTGCCTTAAATGCGTAAGCCTTTTCTTTATTCAACTTCCACTTGGTGCGTTGCTGTATAACTTGTTGACGTGCTTTTGTCATTAAGTATTCTACGAAACGTCTTACCTCTTGTGGTGAACGATAAATTTGCAACAGTTGGCTGTACTGCTGTTCCCACAGGCGAGACTGAATTTTACAGTCTTCCAGTACACGATTGTTGTATTCTTCCTGAGTTTGGTTTTCCCAATCTTCAATGACTGGTTTAGGCACACCAAATTCTTCACCGTAACTTTCCAAACCGTGTTTAGGTCTGCGAGGTTCTAAGTACCAACTTAGATACAAAGTATCAATCAGAGTACATTTAGATACGTCATAACCTAAGAACTTTAATGCTTCAAAGTCAAAGGTTGCGCCGTTATGCATGATAAGTGTTGGTCCTGTATTCAAATAATCTTGAATACGTTTCCGTTCCGTCCATTCCATAACGGTTTCTTCTTTGGTCATCATATCGATGAAACCAAAGTTGTGCAAACGAGGACTCGCTTGCTTTTTCATTTGTTTCAGCAATCCAGTAGTTTCAATATCACTGGCTTGCATATTTTCCCACGGATACAACACTTTAGGCTCCAGGTTAAATAGGAAGAATCCCACTGGTAGTTACCGACGACTACTAAGTTAGCCAGCTCTATGCAGTGGGAGTTCTTTGTTATTGATGTGGTCCAGTCTTCTTGGTTAACTGGACAATTTCTCTTGTTTCGAACAGGCTATCATCCCAGCTACGCTGAATAATACGTCCTGAATCACTATCGTAGTACGTTTTGAAACCTTCGGTCTTACCACTCTTACGAGCTTTGATTGAACGAATGATTGAGCAATTAGGGTCAACTGCCTGACTGTTTCGTTCAAAGCCAAACATACCATGAGAGTATTTTGCAGCAGCACGAGAACCAGTAAAGTCACCCTTCTTGATTCGACCACCATCCTCATGTGGACGCTGACCTTTTGCAACAGGGTTTAAGTGAGACAACACTAGACAATGGAATTGATATTGGTCTGATAGTTTGGTGATATCCGCATACAACTTACCTAAGAAATCGTTCTTCTCAGTTGATGAAATACCTTCTGACAAGTAAGTCAGGTTATCCAAAATAAACATATCAATATCTGGACCAATCTGACGAATAATTGTCTTCAATCCTTCCCATGTTTCATATGGGTCTTCACCAGCAAGTTTACGGTCCCAAATTTCCATGTTCTGCAACATGCGACGGGAAGTTTGTTTGAACTTTTCTTCATCGTATCTTGGGTCAAATTTAAAGTTTGGTTCCCAATACGGAAGGTTGTCGTGCAATCCAGCCATTCGACGTAAAGTTTCTTGTGGCGTTTCTTCCATAAATGCAGAGAATACACTCCAATCATGCTGAATAATATTATGCTCAGCATTCTGACGAGCCATTGTGGTTTTACCACCACCCTCAGAACCACCAAGTGTAATAACTTCACCACGACGTTGGCCATACATGAGTTCGGTTAATCGCTTCCACGGATAATCAACACCTTCTTCAACTTCATCATCCAATTCATCCATCAGTAGTTCTTTATCAACTAATGCTGTAGGAAGTGGACGAGCTGCACGAAACACAACTGCTGCTTGTGCTGCCTTAATCATGCCACGACGAAGACAGTCGTTAGCATCGTTTGCTGGCAGTGCTGCAATCATTGCTCCGGGAATTAAACGGCAAGCTTCTTTTGCTGCCTTACGTCCAGGTTCGTCGTCATCAAATACAATGACAACTTGTTCCCAACGCTGCTTTATTTCCTCTATTTTGCCAGACAAAGATTTATGAACTGAATCACTCCCATCTGTTAATGAGATAATAGGGAAGTCTAACTCAGCATATGCTCCACCTGCACTTGCAGTTTTCAGAATTTGACGAAGTGCAATTGCATCTTCCTCACCCTCTGTGATATACAATGTTCTACCGCCAATTGCTTTGGCAGCTTCCCAGTTATATGGGTCGTTATCCTGAGTATCCCCAACAGACCAAATAACTTTCTTGTTCAGAAGCTTAATCTTCCAGCGAACAAGTTTGCCAGCTTTTGTAAAACCATGAGCAAGGGCGTATGGAGTCTTGCCGTCATATTCAGAGTATAACAGTCGAACACGAGCAGCGCCCCAATATTCCGGTTCAATTGAACGATGTTCTAAATCAAATACTGGACAGCCAGTAATTTCATTAAGTTCTTCCTGAATTTCTTCTGGAGTCTTAATTTTAATTTCAGGAAACTTTGTTTCGTCAGTTCCCAGAGGGTTTGGAACAGCAACACCACATGCGAAACAAAAGCCGGAATAGAAACGCTTTCCATCTTCTGATTCGTTAATCCACACCTGCAATGACTTCCCGCTGGTGGATTTGCAATCGGGATGGTCGTGCTTCATTTTAAGAACGCACTGTTTAATTAGCATTTCTATTCCTTAAATTATTTAATCAACTCCGCCCAGCAAATTGGGAAAAGTTCTGACATGACTTTTGAAACTTCTTCTGCAAACAGGCGAGCTTCATATTGAGCGTGTTCAGTGGAACGCTGATTGTACATGGATGCCCAACCATAGAGAGAGCCAGTCCAAATCCATTCAGTCATCATTGATTGAGGTAACACCATTCTAGCTTGCTCTGGTGCAACTCCAAATCCAATTAATGCCTGATATTCGCGAACTGCTGACTTAGCAGCATTGTTTATATACATGCGCATTTCGTCGGCAATATCTGCTGGCATATGTCTTGCACACTGAGTCATAAGTTTATCAGGACGTGCCATAACATACTCAGGAACGTAGCATTCAACTTCGATTGCATCACCATCTTTATAGCGGCGAGAAATCTCGTTCCAACTAAAGCCAACCTGATGCTTGCCCAATTGTCGCGCCAAGAAGATTGGCGCTTTGCAGCGTAATGTTACTGCTGCGTGGCGGAAAGGTGTTACGTGCTCATGTTCTGCCAGAAACGACAGAAGGTGGGAGTCGCGTTTTGTTAGCGTTTTAGACTCCGCACCATAAGAGACTCGTGCAGCATTAACTGCTGTTAAGTCCGAACCCATATGGTCTACGAGTTCTACTGAAATTTGTTTTTACATTATTTCTTTACTAAATCTTCGAGGTTAATACCAGTTGCTTTAACACACATACGTTCATAACGTTCGCGCATAAAGTCATCGGCAAAATCATGTGCAATCTTGGCGATACCCTTTGAGATATGTTTCAAAGATGCTTCATCAATACACACAATATCCCGCATTTTATTGTCTACAAGTATTTGTTCGTAAACAATTGTAGCAATTTTATCACGCAATACCATTTCTGGCTGTGGTGCAGGTGGGATAACAAGTTCGTAATTTCTGTTCATAACAACTCCAGTTAAAGTTAATTTGATTCCAGTTTTGTTCAGACTGGAAACTGAGTATATTTATTTCGGCTTAGTCAATATACAATTCCGCATTATGGGAGACCTTCCGGGAAAATCGCTAAACCCGCCTGATAAAGAATTAGTAAACTTTATCAAGAACCCTGCCTTGCATATTTCATGTGATTAGGAACATTGAGTAGTCGATTACTCAAACTTCGGGATGAGGAGAAACCCAAACAGGCCGAAACCTTTTCGACACTTCACAATCAGCGCAACTAAGGTGTATCGCTACACTATGCCAGACGCTTCTTATTTCTTTTATTAATCTGGAAGAATAACCAGCAGGAGGTTTTCGGTATGGAACTTGGTTATTTTATCTGCCTCTATTAAGTCCATGTGTCTACACACTCTTATGTGCGGCTTTCATGATTCGTAATACGACGCATTACAGATACCAAGTTCCAAATTCTGTGGCCCGTAACGTGGGCTATTCGTGCTTAACGCGTCAACTACGCCATGCTTTTACGGATGCTTGGAAACCTGTGGCTCATTGTTCTTTGACCGGACCACGTTGCCGCAACTGATTACGAGTTTGTTCTCGTCGTTCTGTTTTAGGAAGAGGACACCTGAACGTCTCGTGTTCATTACGTTGACTTTACGGGGTCATCGGAGCTTCGTTCTCAAGCACACCGTTTTCTTCTTTGGCCGGTGTAAGCCGCAAGCCTTTGTATCGGTGGACTAACCTTCTCACCCTAACGATGTGTAGCGGGACGTTCCAATCCTAGGAGGCAGCAATTTCAACTGTTATGCCCAGAGCAATATGGCGTCGTCGCCACGGTCAGTCTTTTACACCACCGTCTAGCTGATACCATTTGTTGACGTCACTACTTTTGTCGGGTAAGTTCCGTCGAACACTTTTCTTTCCACATTTTATTGTGGGCAAGAACTTGTTGTTTGCTCCCCAATGAGAGCAAAGGAATTTCGGATTTCAGCAGTAGGATTGGACTTGCAATATCGCAATATCCATTTACTAACTTGTTTGGAGGCACGCTCGGTGTCGAACACGAAATCAAAAGGATACCAAGAATACCAACAATAGGCGCGTAAGATTTCTTCATCCTCTCGTCCACTCGTCGTTGAGTTCCTTATCAACTTTTGTATCGCTAGATATAACAACTTCTTGTAGAACACGGTTAGCCACCCTAACATTTTCTACTCGCTCTTGAGCAACCTCCTCAACAGCTTTCGTTTGCTCTTTGACAACTTCTCGTTGAACTTCCTGCTTTCCGCTGGAACGTCCCTTGAAGAATGCTGCAAACAGAAGTGCAATGAATGCACCAATACCAACTAAAATTGATTTAATGCTCATTGTAATTCCTGTAATAGAATGGTGCAGTGTGATACGAACCTTTTGCGTTATCTGAGCTTGTCGTCGTAACAGGTACTGCACCTAATTTGGAGGGATTCACGGAATCGAACCGTTCTGCATACTTATACTTTCTTTCTGAGGCCATCTTACCACTGTCAGAAACGTTGCAACATTTGACAGCATACATGGAAATCCCTATTGTTTGGTGCCTGCTCCGGGACTTGAACCCGGTGACATATTGGTATTGTCTGCGAGGCAGATGGACGTACCCAATACCTCCGCTACAATTCGGAGTCCAGCAGACGTTGTTTGGACAGTTTTGATATCGCAGACTGAAAACTGCGAGGCTTGTAGAATTAGGATAGACACACTTATTAAGTGCCTGTATTGCCAGCGGATTGATGGTCCAGAATATCCTATTTCTCAGGCAACTTGCTTACTCGACCTTTGTCAAATCCACAAGTTTAGGATTACCAGTAATTACCACGTTGGCGCACACTGGTTTAACCATTCTTGAATTTACTGATTCTGGAGTGTAGTCAGGAATGCAGAAATATGTTCCATCTTCCACTCGAGTTCCAACAACATTGCGCAATGTTACACCGTCTGTCAGATGCATCATTTCAACTTCCACAATACGCAGAAATACCATATCGTTGGCTTCGAAACAATCACCCAAAGCAATGCTTAAAACGTCAACCTTGTCAACTTTGTTATCGTCTACAACTTTCATAACTTCTCCAAATTAGAATACTTCAAAGAGTGCCCTATCTGGGCCACGAGCTTGGGCATCGACCTACCTCCCAACTCTAATAATAAGACACTCATTGAAGTATGCCCCATTATTAATCACAGCGGGCAAAATGTTTGTGTAGAACCTTTCTTGCAGAATGGATAGCTTCTGTGGCTTCTTCGATTGTCTCAAATCTTCCCACTGATTGAGTTTGGCCATTGACCTTTACTCTTGCTCTCCATCTGTTTCTTGAGGAATCCCAAGATACTCCTTTAACACCGCTAGTGTTATCTGACCTTATTTTAGAGTTGCAGGCATTTTGTGATGCGGTTGCTGCTCTTAAGTTTTCAGGCCAATCATTTCCTGGAGTATTGTCAATATGGTCTACATATTCAGGCAGCCAACCAAACTTTATGTAAAAGTTTAATATATGCCTCCTGACTGTGTACCCATTTACAGTAGCACACCTGTAGCCATCTTTGTCTACAGTCCAATTTATTTCAGACCTCAACTTTGCAATGTTATAGGCTGTTAACTTGTTCATGGATACCTCTTTAATTTGAACTCCGTTTTATTAATCACATCACGGAGACACAATGCGTCGAATTTGTTTACATGGAATCGAAAGACCACGGAGAGCTTCTTAAATTTAATTAAGCTGCTACACGCATTTCAGAATCGTTTGCATTTATTTTAAATGAATAAAACAGTCACAATAACTTCAGGCAGTTTAGGCCCGTCGTAAGACTCAGAAAACTACTTCAATTTGTACACAACAAATTTCCCAACATTGCTTACCGTCGAAAGCTCATGTAATGGTGTTTGGATTATGCACAAATTGAAGCCCACTCCAATTAGGAATGGGATTCAAAGTGACTTTGCTAAAGTAGGGCATCTACCCTACTTGCGCCGCCGACCAGATCGATTTAGAATACTGAAGGTTCGTCGCCAACTGCGCCGTCAACCGCTTCGGCTGCAACTTCGGCTGCGCCTTCAACCACTTCTTTCTCTGCTTTCGGGGTGTCGAACTTGGTACGTTCAACCGGTTCCAGCTCAGTACCAGCAGCCAGACGCGGCAGGGTGAAGGCCAGGAACGCTTCGATTACATTTTTCTGCATGTTACGAGAACGGTCGATTGCACCGACGGTGTTCAGGAACGCTTCAGCCATAACATCGATTTTCGCACCGTTTTCCAGTTTGAAATCGTGTGCATCACACTCGTGTTCGGTCAGAAACAGGGAACCGTCTTGTGCTTCGTACTGAGTTACTGTGACTACTTTAGCCATTGCTTTAATACCTTATATAAATTGGGCGGCGATTTTTGCCGATTTACGATAAAAGTTTGAGAAGAATTTCTCTAAGAATCAATTCCAACTAATGTTTCAGAACTGCTCTTATTTACAAACGAATTAAATCAAATTAAATCGTTTGACTGATTCGGTGATTAAGTCCTGCGTTTCTTCAACGGTGAACTCAACCTTAATGGAGTCATTTACTCCTTCGATTTGAATAGCCACAAACCGTCCAACACCTGTTACAGTGATTCGATTCGTTCTATCCCGAATAACTACACCCGCTTCTTCAGCGACTGCCCTTAGCAGCTTCCAGCGTAGCATTCGGCTTGGGGACGTAAAGCCTTTTGTTTCGAATAGCTTTTTCATAAGCTTTCCAAGGCAAATTGCTTCTACGTTCCATCCCCTTCCAACTAATTCCTGCAACATGCACATTGTCAACATTTCTAAATTGTTGAAGTGACCGCTGCGCTCCAAGTTAAAGAACTCAGATGGAACTGTGGAACGAGACTTAACTGACTGTTTGTAGGCGCGTTCGGTTTCCTGAGCCGCCATCATAATCAGTTCTGGCTTAATGAATCGCATTGCAGCGAAACCTGCACGAGTGGCTTTAATAACTCGACAGGCTTCCTTCATCTTATATCGTGACCACTCGCCACGTTTAGACTCAGGATTAAAATGCGTCCAGAAAATGATAACATCTTCCTTTGCAAGATACGCTGCATCGTTATCTTCAAGCCACTGTTTACAAGTTTCGAGCGCAATTTCTTTATCTTGCTCGAATGCCATAGTTAATGACCTTGCACAATACGCTGATTAACTACATCAGCAGGAATACCCATTCCAACTAATGCTACAACGCACTGTGCAATACGTTCCTGCGCCGTGTCACGAATTTCGTGATATTTAGAATCATTTTCGCCCAACAGATTCTTGGCATGAATCATTGTAGCCATGATGCCGTGAGCCATACCAACTGACTGCATTGCTGCAAGTTCAAAGTTGATTGTAATTCCGGCTTGTTCATGCTCCTGCTTACGAAGTTCGTTTGTTTTACGAACCTGTGCACGGAGCTTTTGTTTCAAAGTTTTGCGTTTCAAAATGGAACTCCGTAGACTTCCTGTTTGGTAGTCCACTCGTGAATGAAAGATTTGGAAAGCAGTTGTTTGATGGATTTACCAAACGAATACTCCAAGAAGCTTGCAGAATACTTAACACGTTCTTCGAACAATGATGCAGTTTCGTCATTTAGTCCGATAAAACTGAATCCAGGATTTTTATAGGATTTCTCCCAGCCAGCAAGAAAATATACACCACCAATTAAAGCGTAAGCTTCAATCTCTCCGGTGTGTACATTCTTTGCTTTTATAACCCTTGCTGAATGTTTACGAATCATAGGAATGTCTCCAATTTTCGATTCAATTAATGTGACGTTTCTCTATCTTTTAGCCCACTGAAAGTAGACCACAGACTTGCACAAATAGCCCGAAATTCAAGCCACTGCCAAGCGTTTGTTCCAATTCTGTATGATTATGTGGGTGAAGACTTGCGCCCCAACTCAAGCGATACAGGAACTCTGAGGATGCGCCATTGTGCGCAACACCGTAACGTCTGAGACACGCAAACCACCACCCATATAATCACACTCTTTATGCCGTAGCGCTTGGCTGGCGCTGGCTGGCTTGCAGGAATTACCCTTATAGTGATACAGGCCGACACTCCAGTGACTAGCCTTTGTCACATTCTCTGTTTCGTTAGTCAGGCGAAACAAATAGCGGTGATACGTATCTCCTGTATCTCTATAAGAGCAATTTGATGTTGGCTCAAGGTCTATAATTGTGAGTTGAACTTCCTTCAAAACCAATTAACATGAGCCATACAAATTTTGTGAACCGACAATCATAAGCATGAGGTCATTACCTCTAATTATTCAGCCCTATCAGCTTGCTTATTCGTACTAAGTTCGATTGATATAGCGTCTAAACTAAATCAATAACCCTACATGTCGTAAAACCTATGTGGATAACCTGCCAGATTATACTGTAAGTTTAGGTTGTGAGTTCTTGCTAACGGATACCAAGATACTCGGGACATTGATGGAAACATTCCATCTTGAAGCACTCTTGTAGAATGATTCGAACATTCTCACACGTCACGGCGCCGGACGGACTACCAAGTTACAAGAATGCTTCAAGATGTTGTTTCTTTCTTCCAACTAATGTTTCAATATTATTCCAATATTCCAAAATTTAATAATAATTAGAATAAATTATTTATTATTCCGCTATTCCTTTGGCGTGGAATATTTGGAATATTTCTTGACAGAATTTTGACACATTCTGTATAATGCAGTTGTGGCTTTAATTGATTTGGAAACTTCTCCGATGCACTTCCTACTAATGCCGAAGGGTCAGAAGAAGTCCCAAACGAGTTACAAACCCGCTTGGAACATCAAGGTTCCAGCTTGGAACTACACTGGAGTAACAAGTCGCCAATCTTCGTCGAACAATTCGTTCGGTCGGGAATAAACTTCTCCCGCTGGTGGTTCATGTCGAATACAATTCTTCAACACTTCCACCGATTTCACTTCTTGGTAGCACCAGCCTTTCGACCAGCTTCCACCTTTTACGTCAGACTTAATTAAAGTTCGATGAAGTAATTCATAATAATGCCCACGGGGTTCGTGGAAAATTACTTCACCGGGCTGTAACCAGTCCGCACTAAAGATACGTTGCATCGAATACATGTCCATTTGCGAAGTAGTATTGTTGTTCCAAACACTCAGCATATTTCTCGTAATCAATCCAGTCTCGATAGCGCTCAGGCAATTCAGGACGTTCGAGTTCGTCAAAGATGCCAGTTGCAAACGAAATAAAGTTTGCGTAATGGCCTTTGTACGCTTCTGCAAAGTTTTCTGCCGAAACTCCTAAGTCTAAACCTTCACGGATTGCATCTTCAGAATAGTTAACCAGCAGACCATTTACATCATCGTAAACTTGTTGCTTAAACACCTTGCCGAAACACACTTCGTTAATGAAATCATTGTCTGATTTCAAAACATCGAAAGATAACGGTAAATCAATCTCAATGCCGAACTCTTCTTTGAAGTAATCAACTAAATCGAAGTCATACAGACGCCAACACAGTCCATCAATCCAAATATCAGTCCCATTCTGCAAATTATGTAAACGGATAAGCAGAGTTTTATCTTTGACTTCGCGGTTAAGCTGGTCAATTATTACTTGTGAATCCATGATTTACTCCAGATTTAAAACATTCATGAATCGAGTTACTTGCTGAGGTATGGGGCATACTAATACTTATTTAATAAGCCCGACAGCAACCTTTTCCAAAACTTTGTGCTGTTCTTCAGCGCTGCCCAGTTTCTGTTCCAGCTCTGCGATTTCAGCATGAACAAGCTTACGCAATGCTTCACCAGAAATATAACATTTACCATAATAACCAGCTGCGTTGAGTGTGATTTCAACCTTCCCAGCCGTATGCAGATTTTCTTTGTGCGCAACTTCTGAATAAAGTTCACGAGCTTTGACAAGTTTTGCCTTTAGATGCTCAATATGTTCGGGTAGTTTGTGATATTCCATAGATGCTCCTATTGGAATTTATGCCGGAAGTTCGAAGTGCGGCATATCAACGAATGAGGAGGTTGGCTTAACTGTTTCGTCTTGACGACTCCAGTTACCTCCCCAACGAATAACAATGCCCAGCTCTTTTGCAGCAGCAAACATATGATGCGCTACAATTTTGAACCGTTCTGTGTCGTTCCAGTCGATTGGGTATGGTGCAATGTCAATAGCATTGCCGGACATGTGCCGACTAACACTTACTTTTGTTGCACCCTGCTTTAATAGTTCCTGTTGACGCTCATAAGAACGAACGCCCTCTAGTACAGTAATATCAAAAGGCATGGATTCGCACGCTTTCTTTAATACTGCTACTAGACTACTATTCACTCCACTGAGTCTGTCTAAGGAACGTTGTCCAAGTTTCACGTTAGACATTATGCTGTCTTCGGAACATTTTTGAATGCTTCATCAAGCGGACTTTGCAACTGGTCATATAAACCTTGCAGAGTGTCTTTATGTTTCAGCAGTTCAGTCAAACGATTATTCTGCATTGCATTAAACTCGCTTAGCGGAACTTCTGTCCAAGTATTGAGGTTTTTATCGAACACCTCAATGGTGGTTTGGCCTTTGTTAAACAAGTCCACCAATTGATTGACATAAGTTTGCTGCGCTTCTGCTGCTTTTGTTGCAGCTTTAAGCTCAATCGGTAATTCTTCCAATTTCATCGGAACGGATTTCCTTCTGGATTAATGGTTAATTGAAAAGAAACAAGCGAATTACACATTTTGGTCTTTCCAGTAGCAGAGGCTGGACCATACATGTACTTGGCTGCTTCGCTTCCAATTAAAATTAAGTGTTTTTCAACACGGTCACACAGCTTTGGCCAGATTTGTTTTTCACAGTCTGACGAAAGCAGGTAGTTTACACCATTAATGGCGAATTCTTTTGATGCTTGCTTAGCCATGCGTTCTCTTACAGAGCAATGAGTGCTCAAGTTTGTTGAGTTTGTATGCCTGATGATTGCGGAATGTTTGCAAGAATATCTGATTCTTTGCGTTTACTCCCATCACAGCGAGTTTCTGAGTTTCGATACTCATGAAGTACAAATTCATGTCATCACCACTACGGTCGTTCACTGGAATTTCAACCCACGTTCCAACTTCTGGCAGGAAAGAGGCCACAAGTGGGCCTTCTTCTCGCTGCTCAATTACAGCAGTCCATCCGCCACATTTATACGTCATCAATCCAGAAGACGCTGAGGCGACGTTCCAGATGGCCGAAATCAAGACCACAATACTGATAAATATGCTCACTATTAGGAGCTTCGCGCCCTTCGAGTATTTTAATGCTGCCATATCTTTCTCCAAATGTTGCATCTTTGGCCTCTTGGCGTGTGCAACCAAACTGATTCATGTGCCGTTCAATAGGACTCTGGTGTTCTAGAAATTGTTTGTTCGCCATATTCTCCGTCGATTGATGCAAATATTGATAAGGCAAAGTTTCTCGACGTCGCAAAGTGCCACTCACCGAAGTGTCTCGTGCGACTGTTTCGTGGCTTGTTTTTATGTACTCTGGCAATTCGCAAAGTTTCACGAACATAGAATCGCCCTGTCCTTTTATTCCAAGACACAGCTTTATGTCCATACTTAGCTTCGAGTACCGCACGTAGACGTCCATTAGCATTTTCATACACGGTAATTCTGTGAGTGTAGAATGCTCCTGGATACTTGTAAGTTTCGTAGTAAACATACATGCTATCCTCGCTGCTTCTTAACTGATTCACACCAGTTGGAGATATATGTGAACTTGTTCACAGATGAAAGCATTAATACTTTCTCACCCTTGTCGTAGCAATGGCTACACCAACACGGGTAGCTTGAACCACCACCATGACCACATTCAGGACAAACAACACCTTGCATCTTTAAGCCGGAGCAGCCTCCGGGTAAATGAACACTTACTTCCATAACTCCTCCAGTTAATTAATCAAGCACCCTCCGAAGTGGGAAGATGCTTTGTTAATTAAATCTTCTTAATATTTTCGCCAAGTTTGGCATACACCGCTTGAATTTCTTTCTTCAATGCGTGCATTACTGGCACTTTGTCAATGAAAACTGACTGTACAGCTTCGATACGGTCTGGCGCATCATTTAATGCTGAATAGTCAATGAGCTTAACTTGCAACTCTTTGACCAAATCGTGAGACGTTAACAGGTTAACTGACATAATATAGTTCTCAGTTTTTCGACGGATTTTGAGATTCTTGTCCATTCTTACAGACAGTGGAATCGTTGAGTTTGATTGAGATAAGTTTGGTTCCTGGTAGCAAGACTTAATGTGGCAATACACACTTAAAACCGTGCGCCACTCATTGTCATACCAAATTTCATCACCAACTTTCAGTTGCCAAGCTGGAACTTCTTCCTCCTTGGCTGGCTTTTGCTCACCTTCAAGTTGGACTACAGTACATCTTCCATGCACCGGAGAGTATATTTTGTCACCAATTTCCACATTGTTTTCAGCCCAAAGTGCTGGCCAAACGATAGCATTTTTCATATTTCCTCCAGTTTGTTTAATAGATGCCACTCGAAGTGGAATGGCATCGATAAATCAATTAGAACGGAATATCGTCATCAAAGTCCATCGGCGGTTCCTGAGACGGATGACCTGCTGGTGGAGTTTGCTGAGCTGGAGCCTGAGCTTGTTGCTGCTGTTGAGGCTGCTGTGGAGCAGATTTAGCGGCACGTTTCTCCATCATAGTGTCAACTTCTGCCTGAGTCATTTCAGTGAATGCCAGAGAAGTGAACTGACGGCCATTTGCCATTTTGTCCCAACCACTTACCCAAAACCACAAACCTTTAATATTCACACGACCACGTTGGTCAGGATGTGTATCTTTCTGTTTGTAGTCATTCTTACCAATGATACCAGTGTTAGTATCGTCGTACTGTTTTACGTTTGACATAGTTTGCTCTCTTATTTAAGTAATTTACGGTTTAAGTTTCAGCGTCATTGCTAAACTATTCGTTCCTATCAATTCCAACTAATGTTGAAGTTGGGTTAATGGCCTCGCTTGCCAGCTTGCAATGTTAGCAAATCTCGCGGGACGCTGGGATTGGTGATTTACCTTCATCCTTGTACCAACTTACATCGTCACTTTCGAAGACCAGTTCCCAATTGTGGTTGCATTCAATCTGACGATATTTTTTATCATCATCGATAACAACACAGCTGGTGGCTGATTGAATATAAGCGCCAAGTGTTCCATTGTTACGAGGAACACCATCGCCACGGCCAGCAACAATTTTGTACGTTTTGTTGTTGGTGAATGCTTGACGACGCCCAGCAACGTAATCGTGTCCGACATATTTCAATACCGAATTTTTGTTCATTTTAACTTCTCCACTGTCATGCCGAATACATCTTCGCCAAGATACAGGAATGCTTTGTCTCCATCATTATCAATGATGAATACACCAAATCCACGATTAAGATTTGACTTCTCTAGTGGGTAAACCGTACCAAACGATTTACGGTTCTCAGTCTTTGAGTTCTGAGTTGCAACTATTTTGTATGGTTTATATGCCGTCAATCCTGTACGGATATATTTACCAAACACAATAACTTTGTCACCAATTTTAGCTGGCTGTTTCTTTAAACGACCAGTCTTCTTGTCACGCAATAACATAATACTCTCCTGTTGTCTGACAATCGTACCAAACTTTCTTTACATACTTTGGCGTCTTTAAATCACTCATGGAACAAATCTCCCAACTCTGATTTCATTCTAAATTCACGAAAGAAGTCCAAAGTTACAAAACGGATATTTCCTTTGTCATCACGAACATTGCATGAACGTTCTGAGTGAACAACGTGGCCTAAACGCAAAGCAACTGGTGACAAATTGGCTTCACCAGTTCCTGATAATACTGTATACACTTTATACGGAGTGAAATCCCCAAGAGAATTACCACTACGCGGAACAAGCATCATTCCTGTACGAGTCATGATAATTCTCCGGTTGTTATTTGCTGCGTAGGAAATTGTTTCCAATTCTTACACAATTATTCTGCAAAGATGAACGCAATATTTGAGATATTCGCCATTTCTTCTGCGTAGAATTCCAATATTGCGCGAAATAATAATCATCGGTGCACACATAAAGGGTTCCAGATATATGACGAAGGAGTATCATTTTAAATCCTCGTCAAATTGACAACGTGGAATGCCAGCACCTTCTGCTGTTTCCAGCATTGCTTGAATTGTAGCTTCCAATTCTTTAATGCGCTTATCTGCATACAGAATTATTCCAACATTTGTTGTAATTGGCATATTCTCAATCAGGCAAATCTGGTTATCAGCTTTAACTTGAGCACGACGAACCAGATTCTTAAATGCTGCTAGATTACTCATTTCAGAAATTCTCCAAATGCCATAAATGCAACGAAACCAAGGACCAACCATTTCACCAAACTATTGAAGAAACGGTCGAACTTGTTCGGCTTCACACCTTGATTAACTAATTGACCTAATAACAGATTGGTGAAACGATTGTCATCATTCATGATTTTACCTTAATGAGCACTACGCCCAGCCACGAAAGTTTTGTCTTTACTTCGCATTTAATATTTCTTCAACACTAGAGTACACAATCTCTTCACTACCATCATCACAGATTGTACATGCGTTAATGTAGTCGAATTGTTTATCCTTTTCCATTTCAATGTCATGTTGCATAATGGCAAGATTGCGGTATCGAATAACTGCATCAATACCGCCAATGATTCGGTAATACACAATCCACTTCATTATGAAAATCCATGAGCAGCAAGGAATTTCGGGTCTTGTGCTTCTGCAACTACAACACCATAGGTCATAACACGGTTTAATACTGCATCGTTATGAGCAGCATTCTTCCACACCAATTTGCCACCATCTTCTGGGTAAATTGATTGGTCACGTAGTTTGCAAACCTTTGTTACATTGTCCAGAAGAACAAATGATGATAAGGACTCAGTTACAGGTAGTTGAACAAGTTGATAGCGCATTAGAAATTCTCCTTGTAACCTTCGATTGAACGTTGCACTTCTTCATCGTCAACTAAATCCCATTCAGATGGCTCAAGCGAAACTTCAAGTTCAACAATACAGGATAATCCAAAATCACAAGTTAGATTTGAATTGTGGAAACTTACAGCATTGTAATCGCCGGATTCTGCAACTTTAATCCAGCGTTTGTCTTTGTGCTTAAATACTTGACCATCGAGAAGGTCTTGGAACATGCATTGTTTTACAATAGCCATTTTAAACTCCTAATTTAAATTAAACTCCGTCAGACGGTTGTGGAGGCTTTTTCGTTCCTTAATCCACCTTAAAGCATCAGGGAGTATGTGACACAATACGTGCCAAACTATCAAGTTGAATAAATTGGAGCTTATTCTGTATCAACATTGACACCTGTTGAATCCAATATTCATACAGAATTAGCCCTATCTTTCATGCAATTAGACTAAGAATGACATGCAATATTGCAACTTCACTCCCCGCCAAATGGAGAATATTGTCACAATATCACATGCACATTTATAACTAATTGGTTTCCACACTCACAGCAATTTCGAACGTATTTGGCACATTCAAAGTTCGCTGAGCAAGTGCTGTAAACCGACAATAAAGAATAAATAAAAAGAATAAATCTTTTAAAAATCCCAATATTGTCACAATATTACATGCAATGATAAAGCCTTCGCTTGGCTGAGAGCCAGTATTCATGCGGGTTAGCACAATACTGTTACAATATTACATGCTGATTATTGTCACAATCTTCGTAACGAATCCACATGCTAGATTGCCACGTTCACCGTATCTTCGAGGTGATTAGTCCCCTAACAGTTTGGCACATTCTTACATGCGGATATTGTACGATTGTCGCTACGCAACACATGCCATTGTTGAGGCAATACTGTCACAATATTTGTTGCTCAATTTCGGGGCGTAGGCGATACCTGTAATCGGAACAATGTCCGGTATTCGCTCTCTTACCGAATTTACTTTCTCTACAATCGCATGAACCAAAAGTTCCAATCATGTCTAAATAGTCCCGGCTTGTGGGTGGGCCTTTATAATAGGACTGTGACAATATTGGAACAATTGGACATGCTTAACCTGTTGCAACTCTCGGAAACAGCAGGGTACTACATGAGCTGTCCCAGCTTCTTTAGGGATGAGTCATGCTTAGTTGAAACAACAGTTTCGAATCTTATTCTTACTCTCTACATGGTGACGGGAACTTTGAGCGGCCAAACTCAGGGAGTTCTATGTTGCCAAACATAATCACACTGTGCTTCAAGTTGTCATGCTAATATTGTTGTACACCAATAAAAAATGACATGCAGAATATTTCTCCGTATTCTGTTACTTCAATTTCAACTAATGTCACAGTTGAGTTCCAATATTGAACACAGCTCTGAGATTAATTGGAACAAGAATAGGGAGCCGAAGCTCCCAATATTAGAATGGTATTTCTGTATCAAAATATCCTGAGTTGTGTAAGAATGCGTGCAATAGTACATGCGAATCTTGTTTGTATTCTGCCAACAACTCTAAGAAGTCTTTTGTCTCATCAACTGTAGGTCGGGACAAGTCGTCCATGCTACAAACGTGGTGAGGGTTGAAACAGTTTTCGATTTGTTTGATTTGCTGAATGTTCATTATATGCTCCAATTGATTTTGTTATTAAGTTTATTCCAACTGATGCGCCATCCTTGGCACTAGTTGTTACTGACAGAAGTAATATGCATGCTCAGAGTTGAGCAGTTCTTCTGTTACGATATTCTCATGATACATCTCAATGCCACCAAGTTGTTTGCTCAAAGACTCAAACTGATTGTTGGTAACAAATACTTCAATATACGCCTTACGAATCACATCCATCATACGTGGTGCATCAGCTAAGCAGCAACGGAAACAGTCGTGAATGGAAGTGAACCCACGAAGTCCTTCAAGTTCTGCATACTTTGCAACAGTACGTGCAACAAGTGCATCAATACCCTGAATGTAGTTTACAACGAAAGTACGTTTAAATTCTTCCCAAGTTGGATTTGATTCACGGATAGTCCAAGGCTTGTTCTCCATTTGCTGACCAAAGATGACACGAGTTTGAGAGTCAACACGAATGCTGAATGCCTCACAAATGTCACGAGATGGGAAGCAAGGTTTGTGCACAACCTGACCATCAGTGTGCTTGTAGGTGAAATATGGTTTGTTTAATGCAGCACATTTAGCTTGAACAGCTTCCTGCACTTTATTAATAAACAGGTTAATCTTTTCACCTAATGCTGCATGAACTGCATCAACACAAAGGTCAGCGAAGTTTTCCAGTTTAGTAATGTCAATTTGAAGATTGTTGACTACATAATCGCAGAAGTCCTTGTTACCAGTGAGTGCTGCTTTACCACCACCATACTGTACTGCCATGTATGGAGTCTTGATGAAATTACGTCCAGCTTTCGGATTCAAGAATGCGTCCTTGATTTCCTGAGTTGGATTCATGCTAGATTTCTCCAACAGTTTCATCAGTTGCACCAAAGATAATTGGTACGGGTCACGAGCTTTGGACTCATTGTCAACTAAGCCAGTTGCTTGAGCCATTTCCATATTGCCAGCAATGAATGCCAAGTATTGAGTACCTGAACATTTAGCATCTAAGCCAAAGCCTACACGAGAATCACACTTGCCAGTTGTTTCAAACTGGAACCAATCTAATGCCAGACGTACATAAGTGAATGGCTTCTTAGGTGGATTCTGTTCTTTGCTCATGTTGAGAATCTGAGCCAATGCACCAGCAGGATTCTGAGCAACACGAGTTAAGTAGCGTGGAGTATTCCACTCACCACCAGAGATATCATCCAGCTCAGCCATGAACATGTTGTATGCTTCGGTGGTTGAGCCATCTTCATTCAGCTTGTTTACGAAGTTCTCAATGTTGTGAGAATACAAGCAACGAGCAAAGTCAGAAGATTGTGGATTAGGACCAGCACAAGCTACGTGATACAAACGACCACGATTGTCAGCAAAGTAGTCAGAGAACAGAGTATCTTGAATCACCATGTTCAATGCCGCATTCCAAACATGTTCCTCTTGTTTCACAGCAACTGGCATAACCTCACCAGCAAACTGTTTCATTTTGAGCATCTTCTTGATGACTGCAACCATTTGCCCATCTACGTGGTACTCGGTTGATTGCAGGAAGTTGATGGTATTACGCAACAACTTGGACGGCTTAACTTTGCCACCTTTGACGTAAGGCTTACGACGATTCTCAGCAGTGACTGGAGTCGTGAATGGGATGCTGGTATCTTTGGTAGTAACCAGTTCAACCCATGCTTCAGTTTGTTGGAACGACTTATCCTCATTCATGTTGAGGAAGCCAAAGTGCTTAGCCAGACCAATCAGATTGATTGATGGGTCAACGTAGTGGTATTGTTTCATATCGTTGTTGCTGGAGTTCGCCTTCTTAATTGAAGCGTTTGCCAGTTCAACCATTGACACAGCAGGGATAACATCGTCACGAGTGAACATTGTCATCATGTGGAAGATAGCCAGTGCAGCCAGTGCACAAGTATGCGGCTCCATGTATTGCTGTTTCTCTTTGGCACGATATACCAATGCAGCGATTGATGGGACAACAGATTTCATAGTTTGAGTGGTGATAGTAGTCATTGTAAGCTCCAGTTTTATCAAGTTAGGACAGATTGTGTATCAGGTAGTAGGACAAGTATCAGAATGGGATATCAAATTCGTCAGTAGGCGCTACATAAACGTAATCGTCGTCGCCCCACTGTGGCTCACCTTTAGGTAGCTCGTGTTCCCAATCAAGTGCGTCTATCTCTAAGGACAGTTCGCTTTCGCACATTACCAAGCCTAAGTCTGCATCGTAGTAAGTCATGATTGTATCTCCAGTAGTTTATGAAACGGATTAAGTTGGCGTAGCCTTCTCACAATCATTTCCAACTAATGTAGCAGAACAGTGCTAATCTCACAGCGAGTGGTGTTGACGTTGACTCATAAGCGAAGCGCCTAACTTGGTGTTAGTTCTAAGCCGATAGGCTAGAAAAAGTTGGAGTAGGGACCGTATTTAA